GCTGTATTTCCCCTTAAGACGTTTGAATGACGCGAATCTGTGAATTCAATTTTTTGATAAAGGCCGAGCCTTGTTTGAAATAAACTTTAAAAAATACCTGGTAACGCTTTTTCCCTTCCGCATTGAGGTGCTCTGAAGAAGTGATCGTGACTTGGCCACGGGTAGGGTGTACCAGAGTCACCATATTTTTCTTTTTACAGACGCTTAAAATGCGGTACTGATCATTGAGTAAGAATGCAAAGAATGCCTTTCTCATGGTCAGGTCAATCGACCCCACCGGCTTGGTGGGATCTGGTAAATGGTTCAGGTAGGTCAGACCCTTTTGTTCAATTTGTACGTCTTGCATTGTTTATTCTCGGCCTGTGAATTCGTAACCCAGCTGATCCGCACGTGCTTGACACGTTTTCAGGATCGTTGGATAAAACTCAGAATTTCGGAAGATCTCCAGAGCGCTACTTAAAACACTCATATCTTCAACCTGAGGTATGGTTTTAAGAGCCTGGTTGAAACGAGTTTTCAAATCGTCTTTTTGCGTGTTCTGGGTGCTTTGCTGTTGTGCAGCGGCTTGACTAGACTTCTGGGCAATAATTCCCCGGATACCTTCACAGGTTTCTTCAAATTTTTGTTGCTGAACGTCATGCAGACTGTTCAATCCACGTTTTGCGCAGTACTTCTCAATATCAATACCTGCCTGTTGCATGAGATATTGAAGTTCTAAAAACTGATTACCGTCGATACATGCATCAGCAGAACCAGAATTCAGCCACCGCTTAAGTGCTATACCATCGGCTTCAGTCAGCGGTCTTGGTTCAATGAATAAACGTGTACGGTCTTTAGTGGCAATGGCTAAGTTTTCATGAGTAAGATCCAGAACTGTGGTGAACTCGTATTCAATACCTTCACGCTGCTCGGCCTTCATGCCCACTTTTTCAACTTTCTTTTTTCCGCCATTGTTGGTTTGCACGGTTTCCATTTTTGAGCGTAAGGTCACAATGATATTGATGCTGGACTGCAACATCGCATCAATAAATTTACGATGACGCGGTGTTACTTCACTCCATGCTCCCCAGGTATTACCACGGAACGTTGTACTGCCGAGCTTATCTACAATTTCCAGACAGCCACCTACACCCGACCACTCGTGTGTAATGCTGTCCAGGATTAAAGTGTCAAAACCTGCTGCTTCAGCTGCTTTGATGGCATCAATGAATTTTTCAGGTGTATAAGGCGGCTGTAAATTTGCATGTTCAAATGCAACGATATCTTCATACAGTTCAGCACTACTGTTTTCCGTGTCTGCAACCGCAATACGACCACCAATACCTTTGGCCAGCATTAAAGCGCCATAGGTTTTACCCGCACCAGTAGGACCAGAGACAGCTAAGCGTAACTTTGCATTTTTACGTTGAGCCGGTTTAAAAAATACGTTTGTCATGATTTTTCCCTCAAAAAACCAAAAAATTAAGGATGTGACCGGTGACGACGCACCCAGTCACGGTGCTCAGCCGAACCATAAAAACCCGAGTTCGCCAGCATCTGCTGTGCTTCATTACGCACTTCACGTTTTCTGCGTAGTTGAGCTGTGACAACTGGTTGTCTAGCTTGGTTTAATGCCTTGACTAGCCATTCTTTTTGATCAGCCAGTTCGATCAGCATCATGCTGCCGTCAATTGCCTGCTTATGAACTTCAAAGCCTGCGATGTTTCCCGCTTTATGGGCATTTACACTGCTTTTGCGCTTAAGCACATAAATCACTGGGCGATCTGTACCTACACGGTAGCGTTCACAGTGGTAGGTTAGAAAATTGGGATCTTCCTGCTGGAAGCTGTCGATGTGTTCTGCAAATTTCATTTCGCTTCTCCTACAGCTTTGGCGATGGCTTCGGCTTGATACGCAGCTTCTTTGTCTGATGCGTGAAGAACCATAATTGCCAGACCAAGAAAGACCGAAAACACAACCATCCAGGCAGCCACATTTGAAGTGACTTCTTTCATCATGGATTGCTTTGGTTTTGGAGCAGGGTGTTGCAACAAGCGTTCAGAAGTCATGCGTGACTGGCCGAACTCTGGCAAGTTGCTTTGGATAGGGTTGTCATTCATAATAATTTCACTCACAGATTGGTTGTGGGTCACGCTCCAGGTAGTTCGCGCTACGCTGGGGCTTTTCTTTGTCTGTGAGATAAATATACCTACGAGGTAAAATAAAGTAAATACCTGATAGGTAAAATTGGTAAAATTATTTTTACTCTTCAGGTGAAATAAGTTTTAATAGACAAAAGAAAACCCACCGCTGGGGTGGGTTGTTTGGAGTTTGTTATGGTTGATCAGAAAGAACTTGCGATAATTCCAAAGGGTACAAAAATTCAAATTATGGGCTGTTCATACACTTTACTAGAAGATGCTAGTGTAGAAGGGAATCAAGATAATCTTAATTACATCCTTAAAGAACAAGAAAATTTCAATAAAGGAATTGGAGTGGTCAGTAATCCAAAACCCAAAGCCACTGATTCAAGAAAATCAGGTGGCAAGTTAGGCGGAAAAAATAATAACTGGATGTATTAATCAAAAGAAAACCCACCTTAAAAGGTGGGCTCTTATAATCTTACATTTTTATTTTAAAGTAGATAAAATTTTCTTTACACTCGCATTCGCATCCCTAGTGATACGAATATCGTTATTGCGTTTTTGAATGTCAAAAAAATGTTTATCACTTGATGAATTATGGCTAACCGAAGGAATTGTCTTGTTAGGTTTTTGATCGTAGAAAGAAGTTATATTGATCATATCTTAACCCTTAAAATAATTATCAAAAAAATGACGATTTAAATTTGCATCAAAGTAGTGCTTGCGTTTGACCCAAACCAACCCATCACCTTTAGAAATAACTGCAACATCAATTGGACCACCGACAGTTTCTAAGCTTGAAAATAACATTTTTCGCTTAAATGCTGTGATATTTACTAGAGATTCAGCCATTGCTGCTAATTCATCTTTCGGAAGGAAATGTATCATATTGTACATTGGACTTAAATAATTTTGATTCAAGAATTGCTCAAATTCTATATTGAAATTGTTTATTAGCTCATCTTTCTTTTCCTCAATACATTTGTACCAGCTGGCTTCAATAGGCACATCTTTAAGTGGAATTTGGTATAAATTTGTAATTAAATCATCAAAAGCTCTGGTAACAAATTGTCTAACATCTGAATTTACACCCTTCAAAAACGAAACTACAACATCTTCTTGAGCAAATGCAAGCACTTGAGATTGGGGTTCTTCACCATTTCGATTAAAGAAGGTTTTATCTTCTTCCACCTTGAAGATTAGGGTATTTAAATATATACCAGATATATCATAAGTTAAAATAGACGGGTAAATTTCGGACTCGCCAAAACCAGAAATTACAATACCAGCATTAGTTTGAGATGATAAATGATTCTTAATAATTAGGATTGATAATTGAAGAAGCTTATTATTATCTAATTCTAATAGATTATTATTAGTTTTTAACTGGAGGAAAAGCTCCTCACTGTCTGCGCTAATCTTTTCTTTTACTTTAACCTCATCAAAATTAATATTCGTACATGTTTCAGTTCTTTGGGTTAGAAAATTAATAGCGATTTCTAATGCTTCATTAAAGAAGTTAAGAAAATTCATATCATGTTCTGGGTTAGAGTTTGTAGCTTGTTCCTCTAACAGACAAGCGTCATTTAGTATAACTTGTATGAATGTATTGAGTTCTGTTTTAAACCAATTAACCTGAAGTGATTCAGGGAATAGGTTTATGTTCTCATTTATAAAGTTGATAAAGTCTCGGCCATATTCTTCTAATGAGTTAAAATTTTGATCTAATCTCCTCTTTCGATAAAACTTAATTAATGTTTCCCAGGGCATTCCAAGCAAAGAAGCATTACCGTATACCATTACACCAACAGGAGCAGTTTTCGAGAGTGAAAACAACTTAATGGCACTGTTAATGATTTTTTGTGTCCCTATAGTTACAGCACTATCTGCTGCTAACGCAACACCATGTGGATTGAGAATGGCAATTTCAGCTGTCATATATATATTCCACCCGATCCAAGAGCCGCTCGGGTATGCGGCTTTTTTAATTTATACTACTCAGCAATAAAGTTAATTCACCCAATATCTGTCACCATTAAAGTCATGCCTAAGTTGAAGGCAGGCTTGTCTAATTTCATTGTGCTTAAGATGTGAATTTTCTTCATTTCTATTAAAAACTAGAGGACTCTCTGAAATAGAGATATAACTCATATGGGTGCTCATAAGCGGGGCATTAGGATCGTTATTAGTTCTTTCCGCTATTTCCTCATAACTTAAACCCACAGCCAGCCTACTTGATGAGCTATTTATAAAATGATTGCAATTGGATACAAGTGTTTCGGCATCAAAAAAGGGCATCTTTTCGCCATTAACGATTAAACAACCATCATCACACTTGCTGGAACAGCCAGATAGTAAAAATAAAGCAAGAAAACCAAGAGCTATTTTCATAAATTTCCCCTATTAAATATTTTTCAATCATAGACCCACATAGGCTCTTAGTTTAAAAACCATTGAAACTCATGCTAGTGGCTAATTCTGTAAAAAGCAGACCTAGTTGTATGCGGTCATATTTATTCGTCTTTTTTATCAACCATCTTCTGGCCCAGCTTTCCTTCTTTGCAAAGCTGAACGATCTGCTCATTAGTCAACACTGGTACATAATAAAGATCACCAATTTCTTCAGCTAAAATTTTCACCTCTTGAGCGCTAAGAACTATTGTCTCATCGTTAGCAGCAGCGTCATTGATTCGGCTGATAATCTGGTTGATAGGTAATTTCGAGTTACTCATTTTTATCTCTCACGGCTTAACTAAGGCTGACTCTAAGCGTCCAATGAAATCAATTTCATTAAGCTGCTCATTGGTAATAAATTCATCTGGATAGCGGATCTTGTCAGGATTATCACTTGCAAGTCTTACTGTTGTTCCACCTGCGTAGCTTATGAATATCCTTTTCATTCTTAGCTCATAGTTATGCTTAAAGACATAAACTGACCCACTTTTAAGCATGCCTGGATCCTTGTCAGCCACATCAATAAAAAGAGGGCTGTCAGGTGCTACGGTTGGCCACATACTATATTCATCAGAATAAATTACACGTAGATTTTCTGGCTTAGCCTGTATGCCTAAAATCCTTAACAGTGATGGGTCTATATCTAAATATTCACTTGGGTCTTCTAAAAAATTCTCTATGCCGCTTCCACAAGAAGCTTTTACATCCCTGTACACCGGTATTCTCACACTATTCTTTTTACTTCCTTCAGCACCACGAAATTCAATGGGTGAAATCTGGATTCCACTTTTACTTGAGATGTCACCCAAAGGGATGGCGACAGCATTTGCTTGGTCCAAAAACCCTTTTGGCTTGCGAAATGCCTCTTCTATTTTGGCAGCCGTTTCATCGCCAATATTCTTGGTTGGATTTTTACCTATGTATTGACTAACTAGATTGTAAGAAAGCCCTACCTTTTCAGCAAAATCAGTGCGACTCAATCCAGACTCTTTCATTAAATCTCGAGCATTCTTAAGCCGTATTTCATGAATTTGCATCAAACCGGTCATGATAAATCCCATTGTTAATCCCATTGCTAAATTTACCTGTTAGGTAGAAAAAATAAATACCCTGATAGGTTGAATAAATTTTACCTAAGAGGTATATTTGATAATAATTTACCTATAAGGTGTATTTTCATGCGAAACCTATACGAATACTGGAAGTCCTTAAGCGAGGATGAAAAGCGTATTTTTTGCTCCCGTGTAGGAGTGTCTTACGGCTATATGGAATCACATTTGATTCATGGTCGAAAAAAACCCCGTATGGAAACAATTCAAGCAATCGTTGATGCCAGCAATAACAAGCTATCCCATAAGAAGTTGTTTGACTTTTTCTTAAAAAAGACACCTAGCGCCGCTTAAAACCAATTTAAGGAAACCCCATGAGCAAAGTATCTATTGAGCTAAGCGCAAGTGCCAGAAATGGCGTATCGCGCATTTTGCAAGCACTTGCAACAAGCAAACAGGGAGATCTAGCCGATCAGTTAGGAGTAGACCCTAGCACATTATCGCGTATGAAAAATGAATTGAAAAACAATAGCTTGACTGAAATTGAAATGTTTTGCGAGTTATTGAGCTGCCTTGGCTTAAAGATTGTGCCAAAGGAATATCAAAGCATTGATAAGTCTAGGGTCGAAGCACTTCTTGTTATGTCTAAAAGTTGGATGAGTCGTATTGAATCAGTAGATGACTTATTTCATGACGAAATCAGCGGACAAAAAGAAAAACTTGGATATTAAAAAGCCTGATTTACGAGATCAGGCTTTTGAATGTTTCAATCTCAGGAGATTCAAACAATGAATTCAATCATACAAATTCAGCCTAATAATAGCACACAGCAAGTCACCATGTCATCACCGGAACTTGTTGAATTTATTAATAAACATCGTAAAGAAGTTGCGACTGTAGAAAAGCCATATATCGAACTTCGTCATGACCACTTTATGGCAAAAGTACCTAAAGTTTTAGGTGAAAAAGTAGCTCCCAATTTTTTGGGAGATTATCAGGACGGGCGTGGTCGCACATATCCCTGTTATCACTTTCCAAAACGCGAATCTTGCCTTTTGGCCATGTCATACAGCTATGAGTTACAGGCTCAAGTCTTTGACCGCATGACAGCCATGGAAGAAGCCCTGAAGCAACCTGTCGCATTGCTTCCAGACTTTGCAGATCCAGCTGCTGCTGCACGTGCCTGGGCAGAACAATTTGAAGCCAAGCAATTGGCACAACAACAAGTTGCTGAACTGGCACCCAAGGCTGAAGCACTCGACACCATTGCAGACACCACCAATACCTACTGTTTACGGGACTGTGCCAAAACCATCGGCATCCGTGAATCCGATCTAATCAAACTTCTGATAGACAAAAAATGGATCTATCGAGATGCGGATCGCAAGCTGCAGCCGCATGCTCAATATGTTTTGAACAAGGTATTCACCAATCGTACGTCACCAGTGATCGTGAATCGCAATGATGGGAAAGAACGCGTTTTCTTACATATGCGCGTTACTGCATTTGGCCTGACCCGCATTACTGGGTTGGTCAATAAAAATCGGAAGGTGGCTGCATGAAAAAACAACGTTATATAGAAACTGAGCTTGGCACTGAAAAGCTTTGTATTGAATGCCAAGAACATTGGCCATTGGATGATGAGTTTTGGTACTTCGAAAACCGTAAAACCAAAACACAAGGTGTTGTGCGTCGCGCTTTGTCAGTGTGCAAGTGCTGCTATATCCCTCGTTATAAACCACATCTCTTACTGGGTGCGAAAAACAGTATTGAGAATAATAGTCATGCGAGGGTAGCAGCATGAGCTTAGATGCAACAACCTGGGCATGGAAAGTGCGCCAGAAACAAAAGCCAGGTGGAAGTACTAAACCTCTTAAGCGGTTAGTTCTTCTGTCACTGGCTGATCGAGCAGGTGAAGATCACTGTGCTTATCCGAGCGTTGCACGTCTGGTTGAAGATACAGAGATGGATCGGAAGACTGTACTCAAGATTATTGATGAGTTAATTCAGGATGGATTGATCGAAGATACCGGTGAAAGAAAGGGCAGAACCAAGCAGGTTAAAGTCTATCGTTTGGTCGGTGTAAATGGCCGTGAAACAGTCCCAACAATGGAATCCTTTAACGCTGAAAACGAGGGTTTAAAGGGTACCAATATTGGAACAGTCCCAACAACGGAACAGTTCCAACGTTCCGTGGAAAGAGTCCCAACGTTCCGTGGAAAGAGTCCCAACGTTGGGACACGGAATCTTTCAAAGAATCTATCAATAGAATCTAAAAATAAAAAATCATGGTTTTGTTTTAACAAACTTCGTGAAGAAATGTTTTTGACCGATGACAGTATCGATTTTGAAATCATCGTGGATTCGAAATGGATTGAACGTGAAAAACGTGCCTTTGAAAGTTACAACGCTGAAAAACCAATGAGCGATGAGTTGATGATTTATCACTTCGCTGACTGGGTGATCAACGCATTCAAAAACAAATACTCGAGTAAACCGAATTCTGAAAAACCTGCAGGTACGAAATACCAAAGCCAGCACCTTTCTGAAAAACAGATTTTTGTATTCGCTGAAAAACTTTCACACCACCCAGAGTTCACAAGCAAGTTCAGTGAACCAGGTGAGACTTACGAAAAACTTGCTGCCCGTATCGCCGTGAAACTCAAAGATCCGGCCCAGGCGAAGAAGTGGGAAGGTTATTTAAAACAGGTTGGATTTAATGGGGATTTATCTGATATCGCTGCATAACACAGGCAGGTTCAGGATCTCAATCAAAAATTAATTAAGCATCTTCGAGGGGAATTGAGATGACTTTACAGCACATAGAAGCACAAAAAGCGGCACGTTACGTGGGGAATTATTCAGAGAAGCAGGCTCAACGTCGTGCACTGGATGAAATGCTAAAGGGGTACAAGGGGAAGATCACTGAGTTACCAGGGCCAAACTTTAAACCACGTCCTGTTCACCACCACTGTGAAGATCCAAATGAGTTTTGCGGTCTGATCAAATTAAGCCGAATCAAGAACTGGTTCAATGCCGGCACTAAAAACCTGTCACGTCGCAAGATGATTTTAAAGTTTGTGGATATGACTGAAGACCAGGTGCTGTATATCACCCTGCCAGCCAATGAGCAGAGCCTAAGTAACCGTGAGTACCGCAATATTATGAATGCCATGCCACTGGTGGAAGCAGAAGAGCAGCGTTTGTTAGCTGATATGACCAGACCTTTCCTGGATCGTCAGCCTGCTGTTCACCAATCAGCTTTTGATTTTGGGGATGTGTCGTGAAAGATCTAAACAAGACACTGCTGTTTATTTTTATGTTGATCGGTGCTGCTTTGGTGAGATTAGGGGGTGGGGTGTGAGCTACAAAGAAGATCATACGATAAGTATTAATACCGCAGAAAACGTTATTAAGTTTTCACGGAAGTTTGAACGCGGTAACTGTGAGCATAAAAACATTCAGATCTCAGCGGAAGAAAATGAAGTTTTATGCACTGACTGCAATGTTCGCTTAAATCCGATCTGGTGGATCCAAAAGCATCTGAAGCATCTCAATCGGGCAACGCAAAGAAATAACAGTGCTCTATCCGAAGCCCGAGAGATTTATAAAAAACTGGAAAAGAAAAACTCATTCATGTGCAAACACTGCCATGAAGTGAATCTCATTGACTTCAAAAAACTACCAAGTAAAGCAGCAATTACACGGGGAATGTCTGTAGTTGAGCAGGATCATGCAGGTATGACTGTGGAGATTGATGGGTGAGTAATTTTTTAAACGCTTCAAATGCTTTATCAAAATTTCAATCAAGTATTACAGGGTGATTACCGCATGAGTTTAGGCCAAGACACATTTATGCCACGTGTTGAGCTAGTCGTTCACAAATTTACAAATCCAGAGTTGAAGCAGACACAGCGCGAGTACTGGGAAAAGGAAGTCGCAAAGTTTAAGAAACAGGGTAATCAGATTACTCAGATCCCGAGAGGGCAAAGCGGTTATCAATCAACTGAAATGGAATATGCCAGCAAGGGCAGACAAAGCAAAGGTGGAGCACGGCAGTCCACTACGGTTTATAGAACACATGAGGCAGATACCTATGAAGGTAATCCATGTAAAAAATGTGGTTTAAAACTGCGTTACGTTTCAAATAGTGCTTGTGTGGATTGTGCGAAATCGAGAAAGAAGAATGTCCAAGCTAAAAGTTCGTAAGAAGAAATTTAACCCAAACCGGGTATCGCCGGCAGCGATTAGACAGTACCAGCACGACGCATCATTGCGTCGTGACATGGCCCAAAAGTTCCCAATGGAAATGGAATATGTCGGCCATCATGTGCATGAGTACATTGAACGCAAGAAATTAGATGAAAAAGAATTATTTGATCTTTTTTCAGACAGCAAGACGTTACCGTTCCATATAGCGTTAGGGGCATACGATTGGCAGAACATGGGTGTCGTTCTGGCGCTCGATCATATCAAGCCGTGTGAGTGGTTTATTCATACCAATATTCATTTGATGAATGTGGAAGATGAAGAAACAAACATGATTACCGTGCCGTATGAGCAGAGAGTTCCAGAGATGCATCACTGTGAACTTTGGCAAGGTAAAGCAGATGCTCGGGTAGATCTGGGCATGGGTTTAAAGAAAGTAGGTTGGAAGGGCTTAAAGCAAGAACTGTCTGATGCCATTGATGCCCGGAAGGATATACCAGAAGGCCATGCTATTGAGTATATGCAGATATATATCAGCGCTGATGTCGATTTTAAGAGCCTTGCGGCCTACAAGGAATATCTGGCTGTGAACTCATGGCTAGAACAGGGCATTGAAGTTGCTGAAAGAAACCTGCGGCAATTATGGGTTTATGAACAAATTGCGCAGCAACAAGCATAATTTTTTGGAGAGAAGAATGCAGTGTGAATCTAAGAAACATAAGGATGAGGCTGCATTTGATCTGCATGCGGATTATCAGGACTGGGTGAAGGCACAGGATTTTTACCCAACCTTACTGGCCAATCGTGGGACGGCATTATTTTTACGTGACGGCGATGAATACCGCTATATGCCGGTTCGAGTTGGTTATAAGGCTTATCAAATGATTCAGAATAATCGGGGAACAATATGATGTTGAAACCAAATACTTTACATCTGGCCTTGGCTGGTGCGGGAATGTACTTCAATTTTGAACGTCGCATTATGGCAGCGTTTAATTCGAATACCGATAAAGCAGTGACTGGCTTACCTGAAGTTAAATCTTTAGACGAGCTTATGGCTGAAAATACCGGGCTGGTGTGTGCCTGGGACCTGGCTGAGTAAATAGCCTATGTCTGCGGTATTGTCTGAAAAGGAACTTCGTCGAGCAGGCCTGGGGCACTTATGCGCTAAGCCTGTCACTGAATCTGATGCGAAAAAGCCCAAGTACAACAATACCAAGACTGAAACAAACGGCATTAAATTTGATTCGAAGAAAGAAGAACGTCGATACAACACGCTTAAAGCCATGGAGCGGAATGGAATCATCCAGGATCTAAAGCTGCAACAGGCCTTTGTACTTGCACCTAAGGTGAGATTCAGCAATGAATCACGGGCTAAACCAGAGCTACGTTACGTTGCAGACTTTGTTTATATGCGTAATGGCCAGCAAATTGTGGAAGATGTTAAGAGTGTGGCCACACGCAAAAACGATACCTATCGCATTAAGCGTCATCTGATGATGTCGGTGCATGGCATAGAGATTATTGAGGTTTAAGGGGAATACCATGGCTGAGCGTAAAAGACACACAGACGCAGAGCAGAACGATGATAAAAAGTCATCGACTATCATGATCCTTGAGGCATGTATTGATCTGCATAACCAAGGGCAGCTGATTACACGTGATACCTTGCAGATTGCACTTCCACATCTGTCCAGAGGTCAAATTGATGACCGTCTAAGTTATCTGGTCGATACCAATCAGGTAAATCGTGTAGAGCGTGGCGTTTATATGCCAGTACAACAGCATCGTCCTGCACGCATGATTACAAAGACAGTGCTTAACGACGGTACAGTAAAGATTGAAATTGGTGATGATATTGTGCTGACATTAACACCTAAAGAAGCACGGGATTTTGGCTGTTTAATGGTGAGTGATGCCATGCAGTACAGCAATATTGAGATGGGGCGTAGCATGAACTATGTCACCAACAATATTGCTACTCAGGTAAGCAAATTGGCTCGCAGTATTGAACGGATCCATGAAGATAAGATTCAAGGAGGCCTGTTTGATGAAAGTGGTGCATAAATTTCCTATTACCCAAGCATGGGAGCAAACTTTTGAAGTATCAGAAGGTGCTCAGGTTTTGGATATTGAGCTGAGCAATGGACAACCATGTGTTTGGATATTGATAGATCCAAATGCACCTAAGGTGCCCTTAACCATCTTTGCTGCTCACACTGGCCAACCGCTTCGACACGAGCGTGGAATATATATAAAGACTCTGCATGTATTTAATAACCTTGGGCAGCAGATCGTGACGCATTTCTTTAGTAAGCCACAAGTTATTTCACCTGACTGGTATTTCTTTTATGCAGAAGAATTGGGTAAGGATCGACTGTTTCACAAGGATTATAATGATGGTTATTACTATGAGCTTATTGATAACAAACATGTAAGAGTCACAGATTCGCAGTTAGGCTTTGATTTGGTGAATACATACACCTTGAAAAAATATAGAGAAGAATAATTATGAATGTGACATACAACGAAATGGAGCACCCAGTACTAGGTGATGGTCAGTCCATGATTGAAAAGATGCATGAAGCTCACGCCAAGATGGAAGCCATTAAGGTTGAATTTGACGATGAACCTTATGCAATCCTGGTGGATCAAGAGAACTTTGAAAAACTCCTACAGGAAACCCAGCACACTAAACCAGACTTAAAAACCAATGAGGTGATGCTACCTATTTTATACGGTATTCCGGTCATTCTTCAGGATGTGTATGCGTACAAGGTTGTTACTTTGAAAGAGTACAAAGCTTTCTATGAAGGAAATGTGCAGAAAATAAAAAAGTTTGCTGTATGGGAAAGCTATAAGCCCATTGTGCTGGAACCAAAACCAAAACCATAACCATAACCCTCAACTGAGGGTTTTTTAATGCCTATACCTTTCCGTGGAACATATACCCACCGTACGCACTGCGTAAAACTGTAGGGTTCGACAGTACGCACTGCGCACTCTCATCATCACCTTGTAAACAAAGGTGGTGTGATGTCAGAGAAGAAAATAGCTCCTGATTGGGAACGTATTGAAATCGAATATCGTGCAGGCGTGCAGTCTATAAGACAGATAGCACAAGCCTTTGGCGTATCTGACGGTGCTATTCGCAAGCGTGCAAAAACCCAAGAATGGACCCGCGATTTAAACGGCAAGATCAAAGCAAAAGCCGAAGCAATAGTACGCACTGAAGTAGTACGCACTGAGGTACGCAACTCACCTGAATATAAGGCCACTGAAAAAGAGACCATTGATGCCAATGCCAATCTGATCGCCAGCATCCAGATCAATCAGCGTAAAGATATCCAACGTGCCCGAAATTTATGTATGGGCCTGTTTGATGAACTTGAACACATGATCGGACTGGACAACATTGCACTACTCGATGACTTCGGCGATGTCATGCGCAAGGAAGATGACAAAGGCCAAGACAGGCTGAATGACCTGTACATGAAGATCATCCAGCTGCCGAACCGGGTGAAGTCGATGAAGGATCTGGGCGACACACTCAAGACTTTGGTTGGTCTGGAAGTACAAGCTTATGGCCTGGATAAAAAACAAGAAGAAAAAGCCGATGACCTGACTGCATTGATCAATCGAATTGCACAAAGCAACTCCTCTACATTCCAGCCTGTAGCACATGACCCTGAGTTCGATAATGAAAATGGGGACGCTACGTGAATAGAACGACTAACGCCCCACATCAAAATCATTTCATGCGCATACGTACAATAAAAGTGCACCATGATTGTGCAGAAGTGGTGATTATATGATGTATAACACCAACTTAGCGGAACTACCCACAAATAAAGAAGAACTGGAAAGATGCCTTGCTGACCCACAATGGCGTATTTTTTCCGGCTGTCTGTACAAGATCAAAATTAAGGGTGATGACTTCAAGGATGAGCTGGGTAATGTCATTGAAGCCGATACCTTTGAGCTGCCATTTAAGCCGAACGCTGCACAGATCAAATTTTTAAACCGGCTGTGGCACCGCAATATTATTTTAAAAGCACGTCAGCTCGGTTTTACTACACTGATCTGTATCTTGTGGCTGGATCATGCACTGTTCAATGCTAACCAGAACTGCGCCATTATCGCTCAGGACTTGCCGACGGTTTTCAGTATCTTCAAGGACAAGATCAAGTTTGCCTATGACAACCTCCCAGATGAAATCAGAGCACGCTTTCCTTTAAAAGCCTATAACAAGTCAGAAATTGAGTTTGGCCACAATGGATCAAGCATCCGTGTAGCGACATCATTCCGTTCCGGTACCATCCACCGCATGCTGATTTCCGAGTTTGGTAAGATCTGTGCGAGTGATCCAGCCAAAGATGATGAGGTTATTACCGGTTCGATCCCAACTGTACCGACCAACGGTGTGCTGGTAATCGAATCCACGGCGGAAGGGCGTAATGGTTCATTCTATGCAATGGTTCAGGCAGCACAGACCAACTACTTGCTGCGCAAAGTCCTTACTTCCAAAGACTATCGATTCCATTTCTATGCCTGGTGGCAAGAGCCGAAGTACCGAATTGATTCTACTCAAGTCACTATCTCAGCCAGAGATCATGAAGAACTGGATGAAGTTGAGCTGATCGTACGCCAGAAAATGGGGATTAAGATGCGTCTCGATCCTGATCAGCGTGCCTGGTATGTGCTGACACGGGACAACGACCTTCGCGGTGATAGTGCCAAGATGTGGCAGGAATACCCATCATTCCCTGATGAAGCATTCCAGGTGGCCAAAGATGGTAACTACTATGCCAAGGATATGCTGGCACTGCGTAAGCGTGGTGGTATTGGTCAGATCGAAGTGTTGGATGTGCCGACTTATACCTATTGGGATATTGGGAATCATGACGGCTGTGCAATCTGGTACCAGCAGATCATGAATGGCCAAGACCGTTTTATTCGCTACTACGAGAAACATGGCCAAGATCTAAGACACTATGTAGCAGAGATCAAATCACACGATTACATCTACCACACCCACTTCCTGCCACATGATGCAGCACACCAGCGTCTCGGTGACTTTAACAAGTCTGTTATGGAGCAGCTGGAAGAACTATTACCAGGGCATAACTTTGTGATTGTGCCGCGTATTACTCAACTGATCCACGGTATTCAGTCCACACGTAAGCATCTAAAGAATGCCTGGTTCGATAAAGACGGCTGCAAATTGGGTATTGAGCGTATCGAAGGCTATCAGAAGAAATTCTCCAAAGCAGATAAATGCTTCATTGATCAGCCGAACAAGGCCAATGGCTGCTCTGAAGGTGCCGATGCTTTGCGTCAATGGGCACAGGCCAAAGATGCAGGAATGATTGAAGACATAGCAGACATGACGAGCCGTGTAGGGTTCGCAGAAGATGAGCCAAAACGCCAAGATAACTACAACGATGAGCCAGTCGACTGGCGACTAATGTAGAACAGGTAGCAGCATGCAGAATGATGAAAACTCAGTGACTGATACGCCAGAAGTTATAGATGAAATGGCATTGAACCTTCAGGAGCTCAATGAGATCCATGACGAGATAGAGCAGCAACCACACTGGCGTACGACTGCAGATAAAGAAATGGACTATGCCGACGGCAACCAGCTGGACAGTGAATTACTGACCCGGATGAAGCTGATCGGTATTCCTCCTGCCATTGAGAATATGATTGGTCCTGCATTGCGTGCCATTGAAGGTCATGAGCTGGAAACACGGACAGACTGGCGTGTGACACCCAATGGTGAGCCTGGTGGACAAGATGTTGCAGATGCACTGAACTATAAATTGAATCAGGCTGAGCGATTATCCAAGGCAGATAAGGCATGTAGTGATGCATTCCGGCCGATGATCGGCTGTGGTATCGGCTGGGTTGAGGTTAAGCGTGAAGCAGATCCTCTGAAGTATCCCTATCGCTGTGTTGCAGTGAACCGTAATGAAATCCATTGGGATATGAAAGCCCAGGAAGATGACCTAAGTGATGCACGCTGGTTGCGTCGTAATCGCTGGGTACATCCGCAGCGTCTTAAGATTGCATTCCCTCAGCATAAAGAACTGATTGAAACGATTGGCCGACACGGTGCTTTGTGGTGGCAGCATGACAGCATGATTGATGGTGGCAACTCTACCGGTCTGCGTAATGCCTGGGGAGATGCTCAAGCCTGGTCTAAGACCGAGCGTTTCTGGTTCGATCAGACTTCTAAAGAGATTAATGTCTCAGAAGTATGGTATCGCCGTTGGGTAGAGCTGACCATGTTGCGTTTTGATGATGGCCGGATCGTTGAGTTTGACGAAAGCAATCCAGCACATATTTATGCTGCAGCAAATGGTTATGCGATTCCTGAGCGTGCACCAGTGGCTAAAATGCGTCGTAGCTATTGGATGGGACCACATTGTCTATATGATGGGCCGACACCATATCCGCATGAAAGTTTCCCATATGTCCCGTTCATAGGATTCCGTGAGGACAATACCGGCATTCCATATGGCTTTGTACGAGATATGAAGTACAGCCAGGACCTGATCAATTCAACACAGGCTAAACTGCGTTGGGGTTTAAGTTCGGTACGTGTAACCACAACACGTGGTGCATCTCAGATGACACGTGGCCAGATCATGCAGCAGATTGCACGTCCAGATGCCTACATCGAGCTGAATCAGCAGCACATGGCCAAGACTGGGGCAAAGTTTGAAGTTGAGCGTGACTTTGAATTGAATCAGCACCAATTTAAGTTGCTTGAAGATAGCCGGATCTCGATTGAGCGTACCAGTAGTATTACTTCAGGCTTCCAAGGTCGACAGGGTACCGCAACCAGTGGACGACAAGAGCAGCTGCAGATTGACCAGTCGAATCAGGCATTGCGTAAAATCATGGATCACTTTAAGGAATCTCGAACCCTGGTCGGTGAGTTATTACTTTCTATGATTGTAGAAGACTTAGGCAGCAAGGAAGAAGTAGTGGTGATCGAAGGTGATGCGATTACTGCAGAGCGTCGTGTGCATATCAATAAGCCTGAGACAGATCCAATGGGTTATACCTATCTGTCTAATGATGTACAGCGTACCCGGATCAAAGTCATTCTTGAGGATGTGCCAAGTACCAGTGGATTCCGTGCACAGCAGCTTGCAGCCTTGTCCGAAGTTACCAAGTCGTTGCCACCAAATATTCAGCAGACGATTCTACCGTACCTTATTGCGCTTACAGATACGCCGTTTAAGCGTGACATCATTCAAAGCATTCGTGATGCAGTGGATGCACCGACACCTGAGGAAGTGGAACAACGTATTAAGGATGCAGTGGCTCAAGCTCTGAAAGAATCTGGCAATGAGATCAAGCTGCAAGAATTGCGCTTGAAAGAGCGTAAGACAGAAAGTGATATCAAGTTGGTGGATGCTAAAGCTGTACAGACAGGCGTTCAGTCACAATACAGTGCAGTTCAAGGTGCGGTACAGGTCGCTACGATTCCACAGGTGGCACCAATTGCCGACCATATCATGCAGGGTGCAGGTTATCAGCGACCTAATCCAATGGGCGATGATCCGAACTTGCCTATACCTGGTGAAGTAGCAGCACGTGATATACGTTCACCATATCTGGAAGGGGAAGGTGCTCAGATCGGCAGTGAAGGTATTGCCGAGATGCAGGTGCAGCAGAATACCAGTCCGATGAATCCTCCGGTACCACAACAGCCTTCTACTGGGCTGCAAGGAATTGAGACGGCGCGGACCAGTGATAATCTTGGTTAAATATTAAGCTGTAAGACGTAGAGCCTTATGAAGAATAGAGAGATGAGAATTCTCTCTTTTTTTATTATTTAAGGTGTTGATAATGAATGATGTGCAATTTGAACCGATGCATAGTTATATTGGAACAAAAAAAGTTTATGCAACTCCCATGACGCGCGGGGACTATAACCATTATCGTGGCTGGCAAATTCCTGAAAATGAAGATCCAAGCGAACAAGGTTATCTAGTTGAATACCAGGACGGTGGAAAACCTTGCGATAGCCGTCATACGGGTTATATTTCTTGGTCTCCAGCTTGTGTATTCAAGGATGCTTATCGTCAAAATGGATCTTTATCTTTTGGTGATGCACTTAAAGAATTAAAAGAAGGTGAGCGTATTGCTCGAACCGCATGGAATGATCTGCAATGGCTAACTGTTTCCAATATAGGTACAGCAGAGGTAAAGGCTGACAACTTCTGGTCACCACATAATGCAGCATTTGCACGTGATAATGGCGGAACTGCAACTGTCATGCCGTGTATCACGATTAAGAATGTGCAAGATCAAATTCAAATGGGATGGGTGCCAAGTCAAGGTGATTTATTCGCAAACGACTGGGTTGTTTTGGATTGATGATTAAATAATCAACAAGACGTAACCCAGTACCAAACAATAGCCTCATTACCAGATGAGGCTATTTTTATGGACATTGAACAGGCTCGAACGTTTCTAAACAAAACAGGCCATGCAGGTGTGATCCGTATTTTAAATGCTGCACCTAAGGATCCTCAGTGTTTGTATTACGTGGATGAACATTCAGAGCATACGAATACACAGGGATTCTATGCAGATAAGTTTGTTGTTGGTGTGCATAACAAACATACGCATTACAAGTTGAGTGACTTGAAAAAATTGGTTCTATGGGAAAAGTAATATTCAACTATTCGCCTGATTTTTATACAGCATGACGTAAACCATAACAGCATCATCATCTACATAGTCTTTGAGATGATGATGCATATGAAAAAAATAATTCTTCTGATCCTTCTCAGCTTGCTGATCTTTTCATTAATTCTCTATCACACGGAACGCCTCGGTCTTGCTGCGGTCGTCATTTCATTGACGATCTGCGCACTGATTATCATGGCTGCGTCGTACCTGATGGAGCATGCATATATCAAAGACATTAACTCTAAAGATCACCACAAATAATCCACTAGGAGACATTCATGTCACACACAGATGAACAGATGGAACAAGAGATTCAAGACAAAGGTTTGGAAGCTCCACGCGTCACACTTGATCAGATCAAGGAGATGATGAAGCGTGTGCAATACGTCTTTGAGCAGCCAGAAGGTACGACATCTACATTCGCTCATGCATTTCTAAATGGTGATTTCTATTTAGCAACTGGCCATACCGCTTGTATATCCAAAGAAAACTTTGATCCATCGCTTGGTATTAAGTATGCACAAGAAGAAGCAGCTCAGAAGGCTCAAGATAAATTATGGGAACTTGAAGGTTATAACCTGTACCGTAATCCGATGATGGAATGTAGTACACATGAAAATATTGGTGCTGGTATTAATAAGCTCCTTGAAACACGTATTCCAATTTTGGATCAAATTTATGATCTGTGTCTAGCTATTGAAAAATGTGGTGCATCACCAGAACTAACGGATGCAGTTACTAAGGCTGGTGCTTTACGTGAGCCAATAAGTGAATTGGTGAATCAAGCTCTTGCGCTTGGTATAGGTGAAGGCATTGCGAGCGTAAGTTTTAGTAATAGTCCTAAAGCTGAACTAGGTGAAGTTCTGCCAGAAGATCCTAAAGAGCCGTCAGAGTCAGAGGAAGGATCGAAGCTTTGCTCAGGATCAGCGGTTGGTTATAGCTCAACTTTCACCGATCCAAATCTTATTGCACAATTGCAGGAATGTCTCGGTAATCGCCATATTAAGTCTTATGGCTTGCATGAATTGGTTGTAGTGCGATTAGCAAAAGAACTCGGTGGATCCGCTGATGATATCAAAGTCAATTCAAGCGCTCAGAAATGTGCAAACAATTGTGATACAGCATCTTCAGATGCTTTAGCAGAAGCGTCGAATCGTGGTTTAGGCGATCTACTACCCGAGTTCCCTTGGGAAAGTATTCCAACACAGCAGGTTCTTAAGTATGTAGGCCCTGTGGCATTTGCATATGTCTGGGCAGTTACCAATGAGCAGCAGGATTATTGGACTTGCACGATTTCTGTGAATCATGCGCCAGAACCTACGCCATCAATTACACAGAGCGGTATTACTGAAGAGGTGGCATTTGCAGCGGCAATCCGCACACTTAAAGAAATAGCCTATAAAAATGAATGGGTGCTGGGTTGAGTAAGTATTCAGAACTCACAAAGCTGATCGATGAGGCATTGTCCATCGGTCAGCAGGCCGCAGATAAGACTGATGATGGTGGTACTGCGAACTTAGACAAGTTGGTTATCAGTGGTTTGAAAGGGGTAAGAGAATCAACTTTGAAGAATGCTGGAATCAATTGTTATAAGCACTGGTCATATGCTGGTGACTTTGTAATAAGTCGCTCATATGGCCAAGGCAATAAAAACACAGCTGGCATTGAAGCAGCTAAAGATTATCTAAAGTCCAAAGGTGTGGACTGCTATGTCCACTCTCAAATGGATTGAGGGGATTTATATGAAATTCTTACAAGCAACTTTAATTCTATTGTTTGCAGCTGCATTCACGGCGTGTTCATCACCGAATGATACAACCAAGGCATTGAAGGCCCAAGGCTTTACGGATATTGAAACTTATGGCCGTGCATTCTTTGCGTGCTCTGAGGATGACACATTTGCTACTAAGTTTACTGCGACGAATCCAAAGGGTGAGCGTGTGGCTGGTACTGTGTGCAGTGGCTGGTTGAAAGGAGCAACAATCCGTTATGACTAAGATTAATACTGGTGTAATTAGCACACCATTCAAACTTTCTGCATTGACCATGGCTATAGTTGTGGCCATTGCAACTCAGCCAAAGCAGGAAGATGAACCGCATTGGTTGGATGCGGAAGAAGGACCACTGGCACAGCGCTTCGATAACTTCCTGAATAGCTGGACTGATGATACTGAGTTCACGATTGAACATGAGTCATACGATGCACTTGCAATTGATCTGTACCGCATGACAGCCGATAGTATTCCGTTCTCATTCCGTCGTATCGATGACCGTTATAGTCTGCTATTCGTCAATGAATCAGAAACGATCCAGCAGGAAACCTTCGAGTTTTTTGTCGAGCAATTAAAATATTTACCACTTTGATCTGTTTGTATTTTTTTTATACACGTCGTCGTAAACCGGCGACTTACTATAAATATATCGGGTGGTGGTGAGCATCGTTCGGTGAACAAGCCAAGGTTTGTTTAATCTCCATTGACGGTTCGGAAAGACGAACACATTGATTGAAGATCAGCGGTAGCGACCCACAAATACTGTAAATCGAAACGAGTCGCCAATCAAAGAGCGTGAGCACAGCGGTGCGTTCAGGTGTTGAACTAAAAGCACGGACAGCCTGGAAAGACAGGCGAACCCATCTGATGAGCTTGTGAGACTCAAGCGAAACCGAAAGGTCATGGGACAGCGCACCATTGCAGGACATGGCATAAAAACCCCATGCAAGCGATGAGGACTGCCGAAGGGATGTGCGACGTACTTCGGATGGCATAGCACATTATTGGCCGAAAAGTTTTTCAGTTTGAAATGAGCCATAACTGCCGCTATGGGCAAAAGTACCTAACTGATGACAACTCGGAAAGACGAGTACCTATATTAAAGAGTGCGGACATGAAAAACAGTGGTCTACATAATGAAAGGCATTCCAAGCCTGTGAGTAATAGATCAGGATGCTCTTTTTAATATAGGTTCTGAGAATACAGCTGAATGTCCAACATCGAAAGATGCGTTACAGCTTGCCTAGGGTTACATGAGAGGACAGCCCGAAGCCCCTACATGCAGAAGGGTTATTGCGTATAGACAAAATACAGAGTGCATGAGTGTGGTCTGACAGCTCGGAAAGACGGCATTTACCCTTGGCCACAGGCGGTGTGTGTGCTTTTGCTTCTTCCCTCAAGTTGCAATGCACAGTAGGTTCGAATCCTACGCTCAGGGCCATATATTTTGGAGTGCCATTAGAACGGTGGCGTTTGCACAGTCCAGACAGGCTTCGGCAGGAATGGATAATCCACATTGTGGAGATGGGAAGCGCGATCCTGGCGCATTTATAAAAGTACCGTGCAATCAACAGTTCTGCAATTGAGTATCGGGAGACGCTTAATTGAAGAAATAACCGTTTAGGCGGGTTGTTACTGTACCTTGAAGCAGATCACCCTTATCTGTGCCGGTCAAAGGGATTCTAATTACGCTGTGGGTTCTTACCCTTTTTTGCCCACCTTTCCCCAAGGGTGGGCTTTTTTTTAGAATGTGTTTAAGCCACTTAATTAGTGGCTTTTTTATTGCCTAACTATAGCCCCTGTGTAGGGTTCGACCATCTATTGCCATATCCCAAATACTCAAGCCTACGTTGAGCAATCGACAGCAAGCGACTCTTAAAAGTCAGCACTTCACCTATATGCGGCTACAGCGATAAGTGGCAGGAAAGGCATGAGTAATACAGAGCATTTAACGACAGACATTAACGCGGATGCTGATCAACAGAATCTGGGCGCAAGCTTATTAGAAGCTGCGCTATTTGGCGAGACTGCAGAACCAGCTGCAGAAACAGGTAGTGTGCCAGCCACTACACCAGAAGACGTAAAAGCAGATGCAGGGACAACTTCACCTGATCCGGTACCGTCAGAACCTGTGGTAACACCGCCGGCCACTGAACCAACGCCACCAGTTGAAGAAAATGCGGAAAATTCTGTGGTCTTGGCAAAGGATGGTAAACACACCATTCCTTATGAACGACTGCAAGAAACCCGTGAACAAGTACAGCAGTATAAGCAGCAAGTGGAACAACTCACTGCACAGCTAGCAGCACAGCAGACACCTGGTAACACTCAGGTCGCACAGCAGAATGCAGCTGTAGCAGAGGCGGTCATTGAGGCAAGCGGAAACAATGCTGATGTGATGGCCATGTTTGGTGACTTCTCGGAAGAAGCGATTGCCAAAGGAGTTGAAGCACTGGTGAGCCAGCGTGTATCTGCACAAGTGCAGAGCATGATGGATGCAGCCCTTGCACCGTTTAAGCAGCAACAACAGCTGAGTGCGGAGCAACAACACTTTGCTTATATCGGATCATCACATCCTGACTATGAATCGATTCCAGAATCGCAAGAGTTTCAGGCATGGAAAGATGCGCAACCCAGCTTTATACGCAGTGCCTATGAAGATGTATTGAATAAAGGCAGTGCAGAGCAGGTGGTTGAACTCTTAAGTTTGTACAAGTCCCAAAATAATGTCAGTCCAAAGGTTGATACACCAGCGCCAACACAGGCCATGGTGGAGAAAGCCAAGCAAGCTGTACAGAACGCTCCATCCAAAGTACCGCACAGCGTGACGGATCTACCTGCAGGTTCACCTGCAGCATTATCCGCTGATGAACGTTTGTCGAATTTAAGTGGGCCTGAACTTCTCGCAGAAATGGAGAACTGGTCGCCTGATCAAGTCGAAGCGTACATGAGCCGTCGTGCATAAATTTGTTAGTGGAGAATACCATGACTGATAAAACCCATGCCGCATACGGCGATAAAACCAATATGATGCAACAGTCCGTTGGACTTTTTGCAAAAAGCCTACGTCGTAAAAGCACGCTGAACAACCTGGTTGGCCCAATGCCAAAAGGTGAAGGTAGTGCAGAAGCGACCATTAAAAAACAAACTTCCAAACACATGCCGATTGTACGTGTTCAGGACTTAGGCAAAGGCCTGGGTGATGAAGTTACCTACAACCTGATCCAGCCAGTAAATGCTTATCCGATCATGGGTAGCGAATATGCTGAAGGTCGCGGTGTCGGCATGTCGATCGTTGAAGATCGTCTGCGTGTAGACCAGGCACGTTTCCCTGTAGATCTGGGTAATGTGATGACTCAGATCCGTTCACCAGTAGATTTCCGCCGTATGGGTCGTCCAATTGCACAGGACTTGATGGATCGCTATAGCGATATGTCTCTTTTAGTTCATCTGTGTGGTGCACGTGGTTTCGTTAAAAATGTGGAATGGCCAATTCCAACCGAGGAAGATCCGAAGTTTGCCAAAATTATGGTGAACAAGGTTCTGGCACCTACCAAAAACCGTCACTTCATGGTTGATGGCCAAGGCGTTAAATCATTTACCACCAATGCTGGTGAAGCATCTTTGGCAACTACAGACCTGTTCACCCTGGATACTGTGGATTCAATGAAGCAGGTACTGGATGACATGATCTTGCCGCCACCTTGCATAAAGGTTGAAGGTGATGATGGGTCGGAAGATTCGCCATTACGTGTATGGCTGGTATCTCCAGCACAGTATAACTGGTTCGCAAAACAGCCAAACTTTCGTCAGTTCGTAGCTGATGCAGTAGCACGTGCATCGAATGCCAAGTTGCATCCGTTGTTCCGTGGTGATGTGGGTATTTGGAATGGTTTCCTGATCCGCAAAATGTCACATGCCATCCGCTTCTTTGCAGGCAATGCAATCAAGTATGCAACGAGCTATACCTCTGAAGCAGAAGCGTCAGCGCTTGTACCTGCAAGCTTTGGTAAAACGCATGCGGTGGACCGTTCCATCATCTTGGGTGGTCAGGCGCTTGCAGAAGCATTTGCTGCACATAAAACCTCGGGTGTGCCTTACTTCTGGTCTGAAAAGGGTGATCTGGATCATGGCGATAAGGCTGAGCTTTTGATCGGAACAATTCGTGGCGTGAAGAAAATCCGCTTTGATGTTGATGTGGATGGCGATGGTAGCAACATGCAATACACCGATCATGGTGTGATTGCAGTCGATACCGTAGTGAAAATCCAAGGCTAAGGCTGAAACAGGGCTGAGTGATTGGCCCTCCGTCAAATTTTAGGAGTATTTAACTCATGGCTACAATTAAACGTAAAAGCGGATTTGCGAATCGCTTCGGTGGTGCAGTGCCATACGGCAATGTGACAGCCTTTGTCTTCTCATTGGCTACCAATGCGGCAGGCGCAGTACTGGATTCCAATTCCGATGTGGCAGTGGCTTCAGGTGATGTAATCGAGTTGGGTTTATTGCCAGTGGGCTTCAGACTGGATGATGCGCAGGTGCTAATCAATACAGCAATGACAGCATCAGTGACTGGATCACTGGGCTTTAAGTATGCCGATGGTGTGGACTCAACAGAAGTGCCGCAGGATGCAGCGTATTTTATTAGTGGTGGTGCACTGGCGACCGCAGCGCGTTTACGTGCAACCGGTACCAAGTTGGTGACTTTACCAAAGCCAGCGATTTTAACGCTCACCACTGGTGGTGCGGCCAATGCCAAAGCATCAGACATCAAGATTGTGGTGTCTGGTGAATTGACTGGCCCGCGTTAAGTAAAAGTATAAAAACATGAAGTTTATGGGATGGATGATTTTCAGCGAGTCACCATCCCTTTTTTATATTTCACATGAGGAATCATTATGAAAATCGCTTTATTGGCAGCAATTGCACATGGAATGAATCTGGCATATTCCGCATCACTGGGTGATCAGTCTCATTTACCCTGGGAAGAAACCTCAGATGAGCTGAAAAAAAGTATTGAGTATGGTGTAAAACTGCATTTGGAAAACCCTGATACTACGCCAGAACAGTCACATGCATCATGGCTGGCACAGAAAGAAACCGATGGCTGGACCTATGGTGAAGTAAAAGATCTGGAAAAGAAAACCCATCCTTGCATCCTGCCATATGACCAGTTACCTGCAGAACAGAAAACCAAAGACTATCTGTTTAAAGCGGTTGTGACTTTACTTAAAGACCTACCAGATCCAGATGATGTGTCTGCATTGAATGGCGAACTTGTAAAACTACAGTTGCAGGTAGCAGCTCAAAAGACACAATCAATTGGTGCAGCGGCAGCAGCGCAAGTTAAAACAGCGGGCGTGACCATTGTCTATGACGGGCCGAAAGACCAGTTCACAGACAACTTGTACGGCACCAAACTGGTATTTAACTGTGGCCAGCCACGTACGGTACCAAGCAACTTTGCCAAGCAGTTCCTGAGTCATCCTGAATTCAAAGAAGTAGAAGCAGGTGATGCACCTGCAGCAGAAGGTCTGGATGATACTGATGCAATTCTGGCACAGCAAAAGGCCGAACAGGACAAGCTGAAGCAGGAACAGGATCGAATTTTCAATGAGGTTGAATCGATCAAGCAGTTCGGTACCAAAAAGGCTGTGACGGATTACATCGAAGCGAACTACGGTGAAAAGGTAAATCCTAACTCATTCAAGCTCGATGAACTGAAAGACAAAGCGATTGAAAAAGTACGTCAGTTTGGAGCGATCTAAATATGGACTTAAAGGAATTGCGTCGACGCTTTCGTGTTGAAGCCGGTGATTCGGTACAGCCATACTTTACCAGTGATGAAGATGTGGATGCATGGCTAAATGACGCAGTTCATGAGGCCTGTATCCGTGGTCGTCTTTTGCATGAAGCAGAAGATGCCACAATCTGCCGTATTCAAATTACAGCAGGGCAGGCACAGTACCCGCTTGATCCGCGTATCTATGAATTGACACATTTACGCTTTGATCTTGGACATGGCCAATGTGAAAGTGAAGTGAAGTTGGCTTCTGAGGAGATTCTAAGTCATCGCTACCATAGCAACTGGCGTACGAGAATCGGTGATCCAGAGCATGCCATTCAATCTGACACAGGTTTGCGTCTGGTACCACGTCCTGAACAAGACGGCACCTTGATCATTGAAGGCTATCGTTTACCACTTGTTGATATGGTAGAGGATACGGATCAGCCTGAAATTAATCAGGCACATCATGCACACTTAGTGCAATGGGCACTGCACAAAGCATTCAGTATCCCAGACACCGAGTTCATGGATCCGAACCGTGCACAGATCGCAGAGTATAAATTTATTGACTACTTTGGTGATCGGCCTGATAGCAACTTACGTCGTGAGGTTCGAGAGGATTTTGAACATCATGTCACACCTTTCTGGCCATAACCCCCTAAAGCCCGTGTAGGGTTGGTCTAGTCTAACCCTACTTTCACATCATAAAGCCATGTTTTTATTATTTGGATAATTATCATGGCGAATACTCTCTATGACTTCGCACGTCAGCGGTTTTTGGAAGCACAGATTAACTGGATGACCGATACGATTAAAGTTGTTCTGGTCGATACCGGTGCGTACACACCGCAAACAGCGGTTCACCAATATTTATCAGACATTCCAACATCGGCACGTATTGCAGGTCCGGTCACACTCACATCCAAGGCCACAACTGGTGGTGCTGCCGATGCTGCTGACTGTACATTTACGTCTGTAACCGGTGCATCCATTGAAGCCATCATTATTTATGCCGATACTGGTGTAGAAGCAACAAGCCCATTAATTGCATATATCGATACTGCAACAGGCTTACCGATCACGCCAAACGGCGGTGACATTATTGTGACCTGGGATAACGGAACAAATAAAATCTTTAAGGTTTAATTTATTAGGTGGTGTATGGAAAACAACCAAAAGCCACCCACTCAATCCGTGGGTGTAGAAGGATTTAAAGCCGATGTATATGCAAGTGATGAAGTTAAGATCCCCTGGCATGATCTAATTCACATACCCAAATTTCAAATGTTTGCTTTGGAGATGTCGGCAGGTCGTTATGGCGATCATGGAAACGTAATGGAATGGATTGTTGGTTTTGTACAGGATCAGTCACGTTCTAATGGTGAACAAACATTCTTTCATCAATATAGCGAATGGCACGATAAAAAAGGCTATTGGAACAACGAAACGGTATTTGGTGAATTGAAATGAAGCGAACCTTTTTATTTGTGCCTAGCAACGGCTCAACTGCAACAAATTACCTTTCGATATATGACTGGAAAACTAAAGCGAGAATGCAACAGATCGGTCTAACCAATTCTGGAAGTTTCGCTAACACTAACATGGCAGGGGCATTTTCTCCTGATGGTAGTTTATTGGCAGTGATCAACTATGGCTATCCTTATCTACATATATATAGAACTTCGGATTGGAGCAAAATCACACTTGCAGGTGGCTTTCCTGGCGGTATTGGACGGTCTGCTGCTTTTTCTCCAGACGGTTCATACTTAGCCGTAGGGCATGATAGTAGTCCTTATCTCACTGTATATAACACAGCGGATTGGTCTAAGAAAGTTCTGACTGGTGGTAACCCTCCAAACTCAGCATTCGGTTGTGATTTTTCACCAGATGGATCAACATTGGCAGTTTCACATTTAGTTACACCCTTTCTTACATTTTACAATACTACCGACTGGTCAAAAAAAACTGCTATATCGCCTGCTCTTGCTGATACATCGCAGAGTTGTGCATATTCTCCTGATGGCACCAAACTGGCAGTAATTATAAACAGTGCACCTTGTTTATATATTTTCAATCTCAGTGATATGAGCCGAATGTCACCTGTCGGTGCTAAAGGTTTCGGTACAGCTTATTGTGTGCGTTTCTCCCCGGACGGGTCATTGGTTGCTGTTGCACATAGTAGTTACCCATATCTTTCGGTTTTTGAAACTGTCAACTGGACTAAAATTACAATCCCGAGTCACCCTGGCCATGCTGCAAGTGCGTGTGGTTTTTCACCGGATGGTAAATCGCTAGTAGTGGGTATCTATCAAAATGAACTTCTCATGTCATATGATACAGTGACTTGGGCGAAAACAGTGTTTACTGATCGTCCTGCAGGGTATCCCGGTGCAATTGTCTTTTCTCCACCCATCGGTGGCACAATTTCCAATGAGGATACCACCCCTATCACAGATGCTTTAAATGTGCCGGTACAGCGTAAGGTTTTTGCACTTAATCGTGTAACTTTGGCTATTCAAGGGCAAGCCGTGTCCGGCGTAGATGGGCGTTATGAGCTTCCGCTGTTGGCAGCAGCAGAACCCCTTACTGTGCTATTTCAGGCTGATAGCGATATGGAAAACAGTGTGGTTGTAGATTGGGTGCAACCTGAGTAACGATGAATGGCTGATATTTATTTTGCACCACACAGTGAAGGTGTTACAGGTGAATTGCCTTCCTCTGTATCGAAACCTTCTACCCAGATTACTGCGATCTTTAACAGTGATGTTCGTTGGAAGAAGATAAAAGTATCTCAGCCATCCTCGTCTGAATCATTTGGTCAAAATGGCGAGATTTACAATTCAGCACAAATCGTTCAAGCCAAGGGTTTCTTTTTAGATGGTATGGGTGCTAAGGCACCTGCAAGCACTTCTGTAACTGCAAAATTTGAGGACTATCAGCGTTTAAACAGTGTTCGTATTACAGCGAGTGCTGTTTACCTAAGCACACCTACAATTAAGCACGACAAGCCTAAAGAAAAATATGCACTGGTCGAAGGTTTCGACGGATGTACTTTAGGTATTTCAGCGATTCGCCATCTAAACTTCTTGGTTAAGCCGCAAGGTTTTTTATCTGAAAAGATTAAACCTGAAATACCTACAAGTAACGCTATCACAGCAAGGTTTTTTGATTACGAATCGCTACCTGCAACACGCATCACCGGACGTACCACCTATCCGAATGCTGCGACAGTAGACCGCTATTTCGCACCGGCCACACAGCATACTTCACCGTTTGGCGAGCGTATGACTGAGTTTGGTCAAACGGTGCTCAAGTACGACCAGTTCTTAAAGCCGGGTGGACTTAACCAGTCTACTATTGGTGAAGCAACACTTTACAACACAACTCAAGATGCCAGGGTATCAGGCTTTAATGCACAAGGTTTTGGTACAGCGGCAATTGTCAACAAGTCACGACAATTATTCCCAACCGCATTCATTTCTCAGCAATTTGGTTCAGCTAAGATTTATAACCTGCGCCAGTATGTTAAATACAATGGTCTGGATAGTGCAAAATTTGGTACGCCATTCCTGATTGGTGGGGTGAAATACGTCAATGTAATCGGCCTGAATGCCAGTGCCTTTACTGCACCAAAGGTCGTCAATACCACAGCGAACCAGTTTGTTCAGGCCATCGGTTTATCCGCACAGTCAATACCGCGGCCGAACGTATCTCCACGTTTTCTGGCACCTAAAGGAATACTAGGTTTTGCATCAGGCAATCCAATTGTTCAGCGCAATCCATCACCTAAAGGTTTTACTAACGACCTCTACGGTACAGCATGGATTTCGCATAGCCCTCGATTTATCACACCAGGTGAAGTGGAAGGCTTTGTATCTGGCTACCCTAAAGCCTACGATCCAACACAAAAGGTATTGTTTGCCGGACAGATCAGCGGTGGTATCTTTGGTGATATTGCAATACGCAATACACGTCGACTTATTTCTCCTGTCGGTGTGGACCAATCCAGTTTAAGCGACTGGGCCAGTCTGTATTCCAACCTGATCAATATCCAGTTATCCGGTTTTGATTCACTGGCGACTGGATCAGTAGCAATCCGTAATAAAACACCATCCCTTATTCCTGGTGGTTTGGATACAGCGGCTTTCGGTTCACACTTAATCGCTGAAAGAGTAAGACGTTTAAATGTTCGCGGCTTTGGCTACCAGGAACAGGAACGCTTTGGTCGTCATCAGTTCAGCAAGTCACCAGAATTAAACCCTAAAGCATTTGATTCGATGCTGATCGGTGCTGCGGTTATCAGTAACAAGCGTAGATACATTTTTACTGTTGGTCGGGATAATCTGGCCTTTGGTGATGCACGTACCTGGTTCCGCTACAGAAACTTAAAACCAAATGGTGCGGACCAGGCTAGATATGGTGCTGCAACAATTACTCACGGCAATCGGTCATTGCTACACAAGGGATTGGATTATGCTGCGCTAGGTTCTCCGCAAATCTGGTTCCGTGTGCGTTACCTGGTAACGGCAAGCATCTATCGTGAGTTTGAAAGTAATCATCAGATTGGTGGCACACGGTACCTTGTTCCTACAGGTTTTATCGCCACCCAATTTGGTAGCCGTATCATTCCAGAAAGACAGTCCTTGTATCCTTTGGGATTATCAAGCAATGCTTTCGGATTAGCCCAGGTCGAGTTATTTAAACGATGGATCCGGCCTTTAGGCTTTCATAGTTTTGGCAATCAGGCATCCGACCGCTACGGTACCGCAAAAGTCTGGAACAGCCGCCAATATGTGTATCAGATCTTTGATCCGAATGACGGCCTGAATCCTGGTGGCTTTGGCTACTGGACCACGATTAACAACCGTAACCGTGTGATCGGGGTTCAATCCTTTGATGCGCAGCGATTTGGTTACGCTCATCCTGAAAACAAAGCACGTCCTATACTTCCTCTTGGTCAAGATCAATCGCTGTTTGGCCTAAACATGATTGCAGACCGTATTCGACAGGTACGACCAGAATCAATAGAAGCACCGTATATTTCCACATGGGCTAACCTGAGAAACAAGGCAGCAGTAATCAAGGCAGCTACAGCACAGCATGATGCCTGGGGTAATGCAACGGTAGTGAATACTCGACGCGAATATCGTTGGGTCGGTGCATTTGATTCCTTCCAGTCAGGTACATCAATGGTGGCGTTTAAGGTGAGAAACCTGAGTATTGAAAGCCGCTACTCGATCAATCCACCTTCGATTCCATTACCAAAATTTGATTTGCATACGCGCTATCTTGAGCCAATTGGCTTTGATTTAATGCGTTTTGGTGGGCCATCACTGTTCATCAAGTGGAATATCATTACGCCACGATGGACCTTGCGCCATTACTTCGGTGATCCTGCTGTGCGCAACGTCACACCGGAATTACGTCAACGTGGCAATGTCACTGAGGAATTTGGCTTCCCATCTTTACGCCGTGATCGAGAAAGTTATTTCATTGATGGCTTTAAGTCTGATCTGTTTGGCCGGCATTCTATAGGCTACCGTGACCGATTAATTACCGTATCCGGCATTGATACTATGCGTATCGGCTTAACCAAAGCCACCAAGACCGGTGCACCGCCTTATAGTTTGCAAACAATTACCCTAGATTGGGTGTCCAAGAACGATAATGATGTTCGTCCTGATACCTACACGGCAGATGGTATTGCACCACCTGAGCGACAGGTGCCAGTACCATTGTTTAAAGGTAACGTCATCTTTCCAGTAGGGTTTTCCGCTTCGCGCTATGGTGAGCATCATGCGCAATCTAATGGCATCATTCTGGATTCAGGTATTTTTGATCTGTACTTTGGTAATTCGTCGGTCGTTTTACGCAACAGAACGATCAAGATACCAAGCCTTGGAGATCAAAGCTCGGTGAAAGGAATGCCAAGACTATCACCACATACGATTTATGCGGTCATGGAGGCACCTGGGCAGGCGATAGACAACCATCCGGTACGTGGTGAAAGACACTATGTTAAGAGTTTTGAAGTATTTGGTTCACCCATCATTACCAATAAACACCGTTTTGCGCGTCCGAATGGATTTAATGGTCTAACCACAGGCCAACCTAACATCGATTTGCGATTGCGTTATATCAACGTATCGTCAATTAATGCCTTTCGTATGGGGTGGCATCAGCTGCTTGATGGCTCACCGCAGACTATTGAGCAGTTCAATAAAAATTCGATGACCAGTTTTGGTGGTGCCAGAGTAGAAGCGATTTATCGCGGTCCTCAATACGTGACTGTAAAAGGGTTTGAGGGAAGTGTGTTTACTGCAAGCCAAATCGACTTCTTCCACCGCTACATTTATCCAGTCGGTGAAGATGTATCACGATTAGGGACCAAGCTGAATGGCGACCAGGCATATAAACCGAAGGGGCTTTGGGTAGGCGAACCAATGCCGACTATCCCGGCAGGTTATGACGCTTCGGTATTCGGAAAAACAGTGATCGGTTTACGTGTACGTGATGTAAGTGCGCAAGGTTTTGATAGTTTTAATGGGGATATGGATATAAGTGCTTTTGGTGGTCGCCTGAAAGTTGTGTTGGTTAAGAAGGCTGAAGTGATTGAACCAAAAACAATTGAAATACAGTCATTCAATCAAGCAGTTTATGGTGTTCCAGATATTCGCTTGAAAACACATTACATTCGACCTGATGGAAACTCAGATCAATATAGAAAAGGTGTTCCAAAATGAAAAGATTAACTCCATTGCGTGGTCTTGATAATGTTTCAGATGATGAAAGCATGTCGAGTTTCGGTCGTGAACCTTTCGTAAAGCTACGTGATGCTGTGAACGTCAATATCAGTTCAAGCGGCCGGGTGGAGTTGCGTGATACTGGTGTAATTGCTACAGAGATACCATATAAAAATTTATGGAATAGTCCGTTACATGGCGACACTTTTGCCACATTGAATGGAGAGCTGGTTAAAGTCAATCCGGCGGACTGGTCACATGAAAGCCTTGGTATCAAACTAGAAGGAAGTGTGAATTACCTGGTGGTGAATAATTTTATTATTATTTCAAATGCGCTTGCTTTGTATAAATATGATGGCGCAAGTGTGGTTAAGCTGACGATTGAAACTCCACCAGAACCGGTAGCACGTTTAACAAATGGATCACTCTTGGATGGAACATACACCGTTGCAATTTCCTGGTCCAAGGATGGACGTGAATCTGGACTATCAACAAGTCTAAGTTTAAATGTTGAAGGCGGTATTGAGTTGATCTTGCCGTATAACTATAGCGAAGATGCTGACCAGATCGTGATTTATATGACTGGGCGTAACGGATCTGAGCTGTTGAAGGTGGGTGCTGTTGCTGTCAATACAGCTACTTTCACAATCAGCAGTGATAAAGACCTGACACGTGCTGCACAGTTTCAACACCTTTCACCGATGCGCACCGGTAAATTTTTAAAGTTATGGCGTGGACGCTTGCTGACCGCAGATAAAAACATGCTGTATTTTTCCCAGGCATTAAACTTTCATTTATGTGATGAGCGTTATGATTATATTGCCTTACCGCAACGTGTGACCTTTGTGGAGCCGGTAGAATCTGGTATTTGGGTTGGTCAATCTAACAGTGTGGTTTTTTTAAGTGGGTCGGATGTTAGAGATTTACGCCTGGTGCAAACTGGCGCTAAAGCACCGGTGCCTGGTACAGCCTTACGTATCCATAGTGATTTGCTTGGGGAGATATCTGCAGGTTTAGAATCTGTATTGTGGTTGGCTGAAAATGGTTACTGTATTGGTACGCCTACCGGAAACCTGATCGAAGCTCATGCCAAAACATTAAAGGGTATTGTAGCCAAGAATGGACAGTCTGTAAGGTTTGATGACCGAATTGTCACTGTACTACATTGATGACAAGTTCAATAAAATCCGGTCATGACAATGGAAAAAATTAATCAAGACGCACTTTTAGGTGCGTTGGCACGTGGTGAATACACTGAACAGGACAATCAAATTACGTTTAACAAGCTAGGCGGCATCAGCTTTAAAGGCGAATACTTTGATCGTGTCAATGGTGGTGAATGGCAGCGCAATGACAACCTGGTGGTCAATGAGGGTATTGCGCATATCCTGAATGTGGCCTTAGGCGGTAAAGCAAAACCTGCAAAATACTTCCTGGCATTATTTAGCGGTAGTACGGCACCAGCACCGACCTGGACAGCGGCAAATTTTTCTGCTGTAGCGAGTGAGATTGTCAGTGGCACTGAAGGCTATACCAATGCGACACGTCCCGAGTGGGTTCCAGTAGATACGAACGGTAATTCGATTGACAACATGGCGGCAGCTGCGCAACTGACTATTGCAACCTCGGGAACTTTGACTGTCACCGGTGCGGCACTGCTCACTAACTCAACCAAAGGCGGTACGACTGGTACACTTGTTTCTGCAAGTAAGTATGCCGTAGCGCGTACCTTCCAGAATGGTGATGTTTACGAGATCGGCTATCGACTAAGCGCAACGGTGTAACCCATGGCAAGCCCCAAACCATACGGGCTTCATGTAATAAGCGGTGTACTCACTGACAATGATATAGAGCGTATCTCGTCCGTGATTCACCGCTTTCTTACTTTTAAGGAAGCCAGTCAACTTGACAACCTGAAACAGACCTATGACTTACCCGACGGTGGATACTTCATCGTGCAGGAAATGGGTGGTGTTTTTCGTGTGCTTGCAGATAAACAAGAACCTGAAAAATTTAAGTTCATTCATGACGGCTTAGTGAAAGAATATATTCCGATGTTCTTTAGTGGGATGATTGAAAAAGCAGCTGTACGTCGTGGTGAAAAAGTTGCTATCCAGATCACTGAGCAATGTAAAAACCGGCTTGAACGTCAGCTTGAGCGTAAACTTACCAAAACACTTGAACTAGAACGCTTTACTATTCTGGCCAATAATAAGTTTCCTGAATTTGCATCTCTTGGTGAAGTAACAAAGTACACGCAATACTCTGGACAAAACCCAGGATGGTACCGTGGAAATATGGCCAAGTTGATTCAGTTTGTGGGTGGTTATGGCCGACAGGACTTTGATCAATTGCCTGACAGTGATATCGAACGCATAAGTTTTACATTGCCTGAAAAGCTACGCTTCGAGCTATGGGAAAAATATAAAGATACACGATTGCCGGGATATTCAGGTTTGCCACCTGTAGATGGAACATTCCAATACGATTATAAATGGGCGAAAAGCCATAACGTCGCTTTTGATCACGAAGGTAAACCATGGCTAATACAGGTAGATCGTAAAGTATGGGTAATGCCTTTACCTATTATCCCATTAACAGCTGATCCGGTATTTCACGAATATATTTACAACCAGGTGTCAGATAATGAGCTGATTGCGGTTCTTGAAACATTTAAGGCGTTTCCTTCTGGAGAAAGTTTTCCTGAAGATCCAGTTGAATTTCAGCAATGGGTACGTGCCGGTGTAATTATCGAGATATGCGATACAGCGGATTTTCATTCTCATATGGCCATGTTTACTGCTTGCGGCTGGTCTTTCAACAGTCGTGGCAATGCGGCTTACAATACTGGATACCGGTACGATGATCGTGGCTTGATTGAGTGCTCGACCTTTCGTCTGTCTTTGAATCTGATTGGAACAGATAAGCACTATGGCGTTGATGCCGTAAAATTAAGTGATGAACTCAATGATTCAGATAAGCAGCTTTTAGGAAATTATCTAACAGGTATCACTGGTGGTTTACGTGGTGATAGTTCAATGGCCAGATCATTACGCTTTAAACTGCGCAACATCACACAAACAGAATTACTAGATAGAGCACGTAGCTATAGCGGCAATGCCAGTGCAGAGGTGAGTTATTGGGATGACTACCAATGCCAACCTATTGCAGCACATACTGGACGTGTGCATAAACTCTATACCGGGAAACTATATCACCCGAATAAACGCGCCAATCAACCTGAAATAAAATTTCCAGAATACAGCTTAGGGCTTTGTGTATCCTTTGATTTCACACCGCTTCATCCAGGTGTTTCAGCCAACTGTGACACCATCATGTATGCCTATTACGATGATGATTCATTGAAAGTGGTGAAATACTTTTACCGTGAAGAAACATTTACCAAGCAGGTCGAAACCGATTTTGAAGAATATATGACGGTGGGTTCCTGGTATATGAACGAAACCTTTGGGAAATCCAGGATTGAGGGTAATTTCTATCTGACCGATATTGATGATCGTGATGAGGTTGCACCAACAGAACGCTATACCACTATTAAGGGAATGGACCAGGGCTATGACAGTCAGCCTTATTTCTCATTTCTGCACTATTTCGCTATGCAGGGAACATTATGGCGTAACCGCTATTACACCCATTTAACCAAGACTGAAACCACATCTAATAGGTCATTTGAACTAGCCATACTTGTGCCGATGTTTAATACAAGCTGTGTCGTTCACGCTAGATCCGGTGTTACAGGTCAAAAGGATTTTGGTGAATCTCTTAGTCTGGGTGCAGTCACTGATCCGAACTTCTATAGATTCTGGACTTATGATTTTGTCTTTGCCTGGAACACGCCATTGCATAAGCAAACTGGCATACCTTATCCGAAAGATGGCAACCCGGTCTGGGTGGAAATTCACGAATACAACCCTAGTGAGTATTCAGACTTCGCTGATCAAGGCCCGTGGATTAGCGGTCTGCCTGCAGATTATACCTGGCTGATTCATCCCGACGCGAATACCTGGCAAAGTGACGGTGGTGGTGGTCCACCTACAGTCAATGAATATAGCAACTCCACCAGAAAAGATGCAGAAAGCATAGGCAATCTGAAATGGGTTGTGAATGATCGCATCATCACGCTATCTACAGAAGCGCCAGAATCACGTTACTTCCGGCCATCCCCTGACGAGTTTGGATACGGCATGGAGCGTACAAGTAGTAAGGTTTTTCTAGGTGATACCAGATATGCCAATATCAGTGAAACCAATGAAGCCGGATTTTGGAAGTACACAGGCTATTCATCACTGGTGAACCACAGCCGCGCATACCATTTTATTGGGGTGATCAATGAGTAACTATCGTGATGATACTCAGGAAACAATTGTATTAAGTTCCGATGCTTTTGGAAAAGTAAGATCGGGTGATGTTGAAAGCTTTTCCTTCACTGAAACCATACTCAGCAAGGTTCGACACAATGTAGATGAAATTATCCGGTTAAGTGATGAGGATCTGTCACGTCGTAAAGGTCGATTAGATAGCGCACTCGGCTTTTCTGAACAAGTGTTTCATAGCGTTCGCAAGTTTCAGCTGATTGAAGAAGTCTTAGGCCTAGCTGACCACAGCTTTGTGAAACAGTCTGAATTAATCACTGAAGATCTGGGCCTGGGAGAAGTGGAGCAGGTGGGTTATAAGGTTATGCACATCGAGCCATTTAAAGTGGCCGATGCACATTTCACCTATAAAACTGCATTCCAAAGTATCAGTGACCGTCTGAAGTTGAGCGATAGTCTGCATGCACTATCACGTTCAAGTGATCTTGTTGAAGAAAGTCTTATCCTTTCAGATACCACGCGTGACAAATTAAAAACCCTGATCGTTGAAACCTTGGGGCTTGGCCAAGAGCTTGAACACTATAACCAGGTAGTTAGCCGAGTTTCTGACAGTTTTAAACTGCAAGACAAGGTTGCACGTATTGTTCGTGAAAGGGTGGAAGAATCTTTCCGGCTGGCTGACGAGTTTAAAAAATTATCAGATACGGTTGAGCTGGTGACTGAACGTCTGGTGTTTTCTGACCAGGTATCAGGGCAGCGCACTGTCAAAAGCCTGGCTGAATCAGGGATTCAATTTTCTGAATCAGTTGAAGGTAGAAAACGAGCAACATCCAGGGTGACTGAGCTTGTATTTTTGGATGCTGAACATTACGACAATCAAAACATTATCGGTGCATGGACTGCCACAGCAGATGGCTGGAATATGAGCCGTTACTATGATTACCCTTATGAAGAACTGATTGCGATTGATGGTCGGCTTTATGGGGTTACAGCAAATGGTGTTGAAGAACTCAAACAAGGTGCGCAAAGCATCACGGCACAGATTAAAACTGCAAAACTAGATATCGGTGCCGGCGGACTGGTTCACCCTGAAAACATGATCCTGGAATATAGTCTGGACGGTCAATTGTCTGTCGATGTAGGAACGACTCAAACCGGCTACCTGCAAACATTTAACTATGTACTTAAAAATGAGCCTAGCGATTATTTAACCAATGGCCGGGTGATCTTTGGCCGTGGCTTACGTGGTCGGCATTTTGAGTTTTCAGTCAATATTCAAGGCACGACAGCCTATATCAACGACATGGTTGTGAACATAACCAAAACAAAACGGAGAATTTAACCATGATGATTCCTACACTGAATGTCGTTGACCAGGCGGTTGCTGAAGTTCAGGACAAGATGAAATACTTTGAAGGACGCAGTAATCAGCTACTAGGTGAAATGAGCAACGCCATGACCACACTATCTGGCGTTACTGTAGAGCCGGTTGAAAGTGCTCCGCAATTACCAAGTCCTGAGAATGCGCACTTCCAACCGATTGATACCCCAGATGCACCTGAACTCAATGTGATTGCACCTGCACCGCATATTTTGGATCTGGATATTGAACGGCCTGCCGCACTCACATCCCCCAATATTCCTACACTTGAAATTAATTTGCCTGACGCACCCATCATGCAGAATGATATTGAGATTCCGTCAGAACTCACTAATTTTTCTTTACCTGAAATCGACACCAACATTGAAATTGGTACCTTGCCACAACTCAGCTTAACTGGTCTGGATATTGGCCGTAATACAGTCAATATTGATGTATCAGAACTTTTAAATGGTCTGGATTTATCCGATCTGAATTTGCCGGAAGCACCTGAAAACCCGATTTTAACTTTCCCAACATTGCCAAGCTTGGGTAATTTTGATTTGCCAGTGCGGCCAGATATTGATATTGGCAGTGTTGAGATCCCTGACGCGCCTGAAATTGTATTGCCTGAAATGGAAGCCCTGCAAGCCATTACCTTGCCGACCTATGAGCCAGAAGCACTACCTGTATTTGATGAATTGCCGCCTGAGTTTAGCGTAGAGCTACCCAGCGATATTGATAGCATCATGCAACAAGCACAGAGCATTGCTACAACGGACTATCATAGCCACAACAAGGACAATGCGATTCAACCATTGGTTGCTGAAATCCGCGCCTGGATGGAAGGTGCTGCTTCCGGTAGTGGATTACCTGCCGAAATTGAAACATCACTATTTAATCGTGCACGTGAACGCAACAGCCGTGAAACAGAACGCGCCGTACAGGAAGTGATTGATCAGTGGGCTAGTCGCGGTTATAGCTTGCCACAAGGATCGACACAGAAGCAGATCGATGCCATCCGGGATGATGCACGTTTAAAATCTGCAGATCTCAACCGCGATATTATGGTCCAGTCGTTTGAAAAGCAGCTTGAACATATCCGATTCTTGACCGAGCAAGGTATTGCCCTGGAACGATTAAAACAAGACCTATGGATTGCTTATGTCGGTAACATCATGGATGCAGCCAAGTTCCAGGTCGAAAGTAAACTGAGTTTATTTAATGCACAAATCTCGATTTTTAATGCGCGTACTGATGCGTTTAAATCGATGATCGATGTATATAAAACTAAAATTGAAGGAACCATTGCCAAGATCACGGCGTTTCGGGCTCAGGTGGATGCGCAAGTTGCCATTGGTCAGATTAACCAACAGACCGTCGATATTTTTAAAGCCAAAATTGATGCAGTCATGTCGAATGTTGATGTGTATAAAGCACTCATCCAAGGCGCAACCGCACGTGCTGACCTGGTGAAAAGTCACTTTGACGCTTATAAAACCGAAGTGCAAGCCTACAGTGAGCAGGTCGGTGCCGAACGAATCAAGGTCGAACTGTTTGATTCTCAAATCAAGGCCGAAGGCACCAAAGTCCAAGCCTATGAATCTTTGGCACGTACCTATGCCACCACTATTGAAGGTCTTTCGTCTAAAGCCAATATCAAGATGAAAGAAGGAGATATGAAGCTAGAAGCGGCACGTGTACGAATTGCAGAGTTTCAGGCCAATACCGAAGCCTATCGCGCATCTATGGATGCACAGTCGAAAGTACTGCAGTTTGAAACCGAAGCATACACGGCCAATCTGGAAGCAATGAAGTCGCAGATTCAATTGTCCATTGAGAAGATGAATGCGCAAGGCAATATTGTGGAATCCAATTCACGTACACGCATTGCCCTGGCCGATGCCTTGTCTAAGTATGCAGAAATGAAGATCCGTGTCGGTATCGCCAATTCAGATACCTTGTCACGATTTGCTGATATGCGCTCACGTACTTCTATTGCTGTATCAGAAGCACATTCACGCTATGCAGACTTATCGCTACGGACCACGATTGCCAACAGTGATATTTATAACCGCTACATTGAATCTCGTACACGTGTCGCACTGGCCAATGCAGATACCCAGGCCAAGTATGCCGACTTGAATTTACGCACCAACCTGGCGTATGCAGATACTCAAGCCAAGTTTGCTGATATGAAAATGCGTACCGGTATTGCCAATGCAGAAACCCAGGCACGTTATACCGATATGAATATCCGTACCAACCTGGCTTATGCTGAAATGCAGATCAAAAAATATGAGGTCGATTTAAGCCACTCAGTCAAGAAAGCCGAACTTGCAGCAGAAAGCATGAAAGGTATTGCACAGTTTAATGCTCAGATGGCTGCAGGTGCCATGTCTGCCATGCACGTATCTGCACAAATCAGCGGTAGCGGTTCAACTTCAATTGGCTACAGTGCAACCGAATCTGAATCCAAGACCGAAACCCATAGCTACAGCTATGGTAACTATTAAGACCCTCTAGGGTTCGCCTTAAGTCTTATTTGATCGGTAACATTTTACTCATCAAATAAGATTTAGGGCTTTTTTATGAGCTTCGGTTTAAAAAAAGGGCAGAAAAAGCCCAATCAGGAAGGCGGTAAAATTCAGGGGCCAGGTACAGGTACGTCTGATGACGTACAAAAGACTGTACCGAATGGAACTTACATTATGCCGGCAGATTCAACCGCTCAAATTGGTGAACAAAATTTAGAGCAGCTTGGCCAGGGTAAACCACTAGATGTAAATGTCAGTAATGGTGAGTTTGAAATGACACCAGAGCAAGTGCATGCAGTCGGTGCACAGGCTTTGGATCAAATGAAAGATCAGACCCATACACCCAGTGGCTTACCACAAACCATCATGGATCAGCCAGGTGAAAAACCAAAGCTGTTCTTTCGGGATGGTGGGGTGGTTGAGGATGAATGGAAACGGAATTTAAAAACACAGAGCCAGCCACAAGGTAGTTTAGGGGCAGGACAGCCGCGCAGTGGGTTTAACCAGCCATCGACTGCAACTGCATTGACTGATAACAAGAACATTCAATTCCCGACAGCACAACCTAAAGTGAATGCACCTGCGGTGGCTCCAACTCAAGTAAGTACACAACAAGTGCAGCCAAAAGAACAATCACAATCAGGTGGTTGGGGAATAGGTAAAACTGCAAAAACCTTCCTCGCGCCAGAACATGACAATGGCGCATGGAACCCTGTAGGTGGATTGGTAAACACAGCAACAGGGTTAGGCAAAGGATTACTCGGCGGTGCAGGTGCATTAGCAGCTGGTGCAGGTGAAGGTGCTCGCAGTACAGCAGCTTGGATTGGTGGTGCAAATAATCCAAACCGTGGCAATATGGTTGCACCTAGTGCTGAATTTTCAGGACAAGGTTTTGACCAGGCGCGACAGGGTGTGCGACAGATGTTTGGCTTGTCTGGAGTGAAATCAGACACAGAAAATCAAATACAACCAGCTGCTAAGGTGGCATCAGCTGTAAGCAGTACACCTAAAAATAATGCTGCACAGCAAAAAACAAATACAGCGCCATCGTTTAATGATCAGTTAAATGATGCCATGTACGGCTCATCGGTTGGAGGGCAGACAGCACAACCCGCATCAACTAATACTAATCCTTATGCAATTCAGCAAAAAGGCAATAGTTTTAGTTATGCCAATCCGGGTGCAGCAGCTCAGGCCCGTGCCGCGGGTATTCCAGAATTGCAAAGTAGTGGTTTTGCGGGTGGTATCACTCCTAGCAGAGATCCGCAGGGCGTAAAAAACTTTATGGCCAATACCCGGGAGATGGGGCCAAGTGAACAGCAGATTCAGGCCGCCATTGCACAGCGAATGAATCCACAAGGGCAAGGCTTTGGAGCTATTAGACAGCCTCAAGCACCACAGCGAAGTGAATTTGATGAGGCAGAGCGTAAGGCTTTGTTTAGAGATGCAAGCACGGTGATTAAGGGAGCAAGAGGATTAACAGGTGGGCAACTTAGACTCAGACAGCAGTTAATTGATGGTGAGGCTAATTTAGCAAACCAAAGATATATTACCGATGCGAATAATGCGACCAGCATACAGAATAATGGTATGAATAATGCTGCAAGCATCTTGCAAACAGGTATGCGCGAAGATGGTCAGAACCTACGCCATGGTGCAAGCCTTGCTCAGGACAACTATCAGTTCAATACTGATTTTGGCCTGAAACAACGTCAGCAGAATCTGACTGAGAAGAAAGAAGGTTTTGGCGTTCGTCAGGCTGAGCGGGCTGAAAAACTATATGAGATGTACGACAGAGCAGAAAATGATGAGCAGCGTCAATCTATTCAGGCACGGATTGACCGCTTAACTGGTGCGAAAGAGCAGAATGGCCGTGATCGTTATATGGCAGTTGGTGGGGGGCAGGAATGGGATCAAAATGCTGGTAATATGGTCAACCGTCCGCAACAGATTTTTGATACCCAAACGCAACAGTATGTAGATATGGGCGGACCTAAAACTCAAACAACCCAACCTGTAGAAGGTCATATTTCTATGTTAAAGAAAAATCCGGATCAGGCAGGGTTATTTGATGCTATTTATGGGCAGGGTGCTGCTGCTCGATATTTAAATAGTTAAGAAAAAAAGCCACCCTCGGGTGGCTTTGCTTTCTAAAATTAACGCTTGAATTTAAGCGCCATACGCTCTGAGCTACTTAAATTCCATTGGAAATATTCCGTGAACTCTCTGTACTTTTTTAGCTCATCCTTATCAATAAAATGATAGGCAAATGCTGCACCGTTAGCAAAGTGGTCATGAATCGCACCAGCCATATTTGGATTTAGCTTGCGCAAAGGCTCACCAAATTCCTTCCACCACTCCCGAACCCAAAGCATATGCCATGCAAGGCCTTGAACGTTCTGATGATAGCGTTTATCTACTTCAATCATTGTCGTTTTAGCAGGTGCTGTAATTTTAGATTTCAGTTCCATGGTTTCCAGATAATGCACAGACTCAGGAAAATGTATGGCTAACAGTTCAGCATAGCGTGGGATTTTAAAGTGTCGATTATGACGCGCCCACATCTCGGAATAAACTTTACGTTCGCCAGTGGAGCGACGAGCCACAATTTCATGAAGTAAAGCTTGTTGTTCTGGTGAGATGGATTGGCGACTTTCAATCTGTTGATTTAAAACTTCATGATCTAGAATGTCCAAAACCCATTTGCGGAATTGTTTGGCGATTGCAGTACGGGAAAGCATGGCAACTAAATGGCAACCTCGTAAAGAGAAAATACGATTCCCCATTTCAACAGTACCTGTTCTTCTAACGACCCCCAAATTGACGGTCGTTGTCATAGTTGATGTAAATTCATCAGCATTACGGTCGTAGATTTTTGAAACTGCATCTGAACGAGCATAACCTAATGCATTTGCCAACTCACTTGCACTTAACCAGATTTGCCCATCATGCTGAACAGGTGAAAAATTTACATCGTTAAAACTTAATGCTAAACTAGACATAGTTAATATTCCTTTGTTAACAACACTAAAGCTCCGCATCCGCCAAGATTCAGGGGCTTTTTTGTTGTCTGTTAATTTCATGCTTTCGCACTCTCTTGGTTTAATAAAAGCTCAACCGCCTTATTCATAAGGTAATTCATTGAGCGCTCCTCTTTTTTTGCTTTCTCTTTCAAAAGCTCGTGTGATTCGTTTTTTAAGCGAAATCGCACATCGGTTGAATCTTTTTGTTTATCTTTCATGACTTCCTCCTTTTTATGCCACATTTTGTGGCGTTTGATAACTATAGCCACACTTTGTGGTAATGTAAATATCTATTACGAAATATTTACCACAATTTGTGGCATTGAGGATTTAATGAGTAATCAAACTGATCACACTATAGTTAGATTGCGTGTTCCGCCTGAGTTGAAGAAGAAAATTGAAGAATCAGCAGATAGGAATAATCGTTCACAAAGTGCAGAAATGGTCGCACGTCTTGAGCAAAGTTTTGTTGGTGAAGAAAAACCGCCAACTCAATATGTCGATATTTCAAAAGCATTAAGTTTGATTTTTGAAGAAATTCAGGATTTGAAAAAAAATAAAGAAAAGTAAGTCAGTGCTGACTAAAAAGCCGACTTGATGTCGGCTATTAGTTAGAAAGTTTCGGCATTTTCGAATTGCAACCAAGCTGCAACACAATATTTATCATGATGAGAACAAGAATATTCATTGTATTCCTCTAAAAACGCAACAATACAATAAGAACCTGATGGGATACTTGGCTTCTGGTTATAAGAAATAATTCCTGAAACGTAAGTATTTGCGTAAAGTTGATTAGTAGATTTTACTGTTCCTGAAAAATTTGGATAATATTCACCAATTTGATAACCATTTGAATTTGTACTTCCTGTAAAAGATTCAGGAAAAGCAAATAAACGTGCTCTTATACTTCCTGTATAGGAATCTGATATTGCATAGGGTTGATTGGATGTCACACCCCATTTCAATCTTGTTTCTAGGTTAGATGTGGTATTTGTGATGGCGTATTTCAGAGATCCATAAAAATCTAAACCACTTGTGGAGTGATTAACTTTTTTTGGTTCGCATATTAGTTTTTTTGTTGTTGGCTTGTTTTCCTTATTTTGTTGAGTAGTTATTTTTTCTTGCACTGGTGATTCATTTACTACAGCTGGTTGAGGTGCATAATAATATTGTGGCTGTTCGTGATAGGTTTGTTCAGCTGATTTATTTTTTATCTCTTTATATAGATTATTAGCACATACCCAACCCATTGTGGCTGGTATCCATTGGGTGATTACAAGTATGCCCCAAAAAGTTTCAGAATAAATATTAATTTCAGATTGCTCTTTAATATATCCAAAAATAAACATCGCTTTATATGCAACGTACATTGGAAGAAAAAAAAGAATTGTGAATGTTTTAATTATTCCCCATAAGCTGTCATGGTATATTTTTATTTCGAAATAGTTCGCTATTAATGTTATGAAAAATATACAAAAGAAACAACTCCCCATAACAGTGACTATCCAATGTATTTTTTTTGATAAATCCAACCACATTATTCCACCCCAAAAAAACTAATAATTATATGAATTTACGATAATTTAAATTTATATCAGTGGCAATAGTTCTGTGGGGTTCGACCAACACAAAGATGGAATAGCATTATTTGTGACATGCCGATAGGAGTGTGTCATGCCCGATTCTCTAAATAAAAATCCGTTTTCAGATCCTAATTATGGTAGTGATCTGGTTAATACCAATAAAGAAAAAAATCCATTTTCTGATCCAAATTATGGCAAAGAACAAGATGGGGCTTTAGCTCGTGGTTGGACAAAAGCTAAAAACAGCATGGCGATATCTGCCGATCTCGCTACTGGTGATACAGCATCAGCAGCACAAAGAGTCAAAGAAGCAGATGATTATGTGAAGGCTAATCCGGGCACTAAAGAAGGCAAGGTTCTCATGGATGCATGGGAGCGAGGGGATGGCATTACTGGCGGTATTTCTGAAGTTGCTGGTCAGATAAAAGAAAATATTGATAATTCAAAAGGCTTCATTGGTGGTGCTCGATCTTTAGGAAAAGATTTAAAAGCTATGGGGTCTGGTTTGCTTGAACAAACACCCAATATGATTGCGCCAATGACTGGGATGGCCGCTGGTGCCAAAACTGGCTCAATGGCAGGTGGTGCAATTGGTGCAGCATTTGCTGGTGCAGGTGCAGCTCCTGGTGCTGCAATTGGTAGTGTTGTTGGGGGGATTGCTGGCGGGGCTGCAGGTAATACTGCGATTGAAGGGGGGTATCATTTATTAGATTCAATTCAGAAGGCAGGTATTAACCCACAGGACACAAAATCTGTTCAGGCATTTATTGAAAAAAATGGGGATAAAGTTTTTGATGAAGCGGCTACAAAAGGTTTAATACTAGGTACGATTGATCGGGCAACATGGGGCGCTGGTCGTCTTCTTCTTGATGCACCGGCTAAGGCAGCCACCTCTCGAGCATTAACAAGCATGGGGGTTGATACAGCGGATAATGCTGCGGTTAAAACTGCAATGCAGTCCAGTGACTTTGCACAACGTATCGCTACCGATAAAGTGTATGAGTCATCATTAAAAGGTGCTGAAAATGTAGCTCGAAATACAGCGGCATTTGCAACCGATCCTGCAGGGGAGTTTGCGGGCGAGTATTTTGGCTCTGGTATTGCTTATGGAGACTGGGACACCAAGAACGCTGCCCTTGAAGCAATCAGTTCTCTTGGTCAGTCTGGTGTTATGTATGGTGGGCAGAAAGCCTTTCAATACTTAACAAAACCTAAAAGTATGACTGATGAGCAACTTAAGGTAGCGCAACAAGCTGCACAGCAAGCCCAAGAAAGCCAAGCGATGCGTGATACACAATCACAATTATTTGGTGGAGGTGTGCCAGATCCAGTACTTGATCCAAGTAAACTAAGCCCGTTTTCCGATAGTGCACCACTAGCCAACCCAGTCATTGATATGAGCCGTTTAGAGGCGGCTGATGGGAATCCACGCTATGACAACGGCATTAACTTCCAAGCGCCGAATATTGAAACACCGCTATCACTGGTAGAGCAGCAGCAAACACAGGCAGACAATGGCATTGACTTTGAGCGACCTGAGCAAGGTCCAACTGATTTAGAGCGTCAGATTCAATTTAATAATACGTTTGGTTTAGAAACACCAGATCCTGTGGTGGACTATAACGGTATCAGTCCTTTTGATAATATTCCTCAAAAACCTATTATTGACTCCAAGAAAGTCGATTTAACACCATCCCAGCAAATGGGACTTGATCCAAATTTAGGGCCATTATCTACAGCAGCTGCCACAGCTGTGGATAGTGGTATATCTCAGCAGATGCAAATTGAAATGCAGGCACAAGCTGTAGCTGAAGCATCATCTAACACAACAGGGAAAACCGAAGACAGTAATGCGCCATTGCAACAGGCAGCAAATGCAGCACGTGAACTCACACCTGAACAGATTAACGGCAAGCAAAATACTTATGGGACAGAAGTCACTACAGCAATTGAGCAGCTAAAGCAGAGTCAGAAAGGAGATCAAAATGCACCAATCACCATTGATGAAGGCATTCAGAATGGAACAACACAGCAAGGAAATGCACCGCTTAACAATGGAAGCCAACCAGTTTCTAAACAAAATGACACCAATGCAACGGCGCAAATGGGAGCAGCAACAGGAACAGCGCAGAATGAATTACAACCTGCGCAATCTGATGTAGGTCAGGTCATCACACCCAACCAAAGTCCAAATGAAATCCAAGCTAGTGAAGCAAAATCCAAACTACTTGATACTCAATCCAAAGTAGCCGAACTGGAAGCACAGCTTGTCACTGAAAAAAGCGTACCTAAAAAGGCACAGATTCGTAAGCAACTTGAAGCTTTAAGTGCCGAACGTACAGCAATTTCTGAAAATAGTGAGCCAGCTACGGTACAAGACTTAACTGATACCCAACAGATTGCTGCACAGCAATTGAGTCAGGTAGATAGTGATATTGCCACTGTAAAACAGCAGTTACAGGCAGAAAAAAGCGTTCCAAAGAAGATGCAGATGCGTAAGCAGCTGGACAGCCTTCAGGCGCAGCGTACTGAAATTGAAACCCAGCACAAGAATATTGAGCAGCAAACCAAGATTGAAAATGCTGCACATGAAGCCGCATCCAGCAATCTAAATGACCTTCCTAAACCAACTCAAGCACAGATCGAGGCGGGTAATTATAAGAAAGGGCACATTAAAGTTCATGGTTTAAATATTGCTGTAGAAAATCCGCGTGGTTCTGAGCGACGTGGTACCGATCCTGATGGTAAGGAATGGGCGCATACCATGAGTGACCATTACGGGTACATCAAATCTAGTATTGGTTCCGACAATGAACAAATTGATACCTATATAGGCCGTAACCCTGAGTCAGAACAAGTTTTTATTGTGGATCAGATTGACCAGAAAACTGGTGGATTTGATGAACATAAAGTCATGATGGGATTTAATTCACAGGAAGATGCGATTCAAGCCTATTCATCCAACTTTGATAAAGGCTGGAAAATCGGGCCAGTTCGTGCCATGAGTAAGGATGAGTTTAAGACTTGGTTAAAAAATGGGGATACCAAGAAACCTGCAGGTGAAAGTGCAGCACCTCAGTCCGAAACCACTCTAGATCCACAGAGTGTTCAGCGTGACTATGGTGATAGCCTAGAAAGCGTAATGTCTGATGTGGAGACACTGGGTGATGATTTTACCATTGACCTGCACAGCGTTCCTAAAAAGAGAAATGCACTCAAAAATCCAAACTATCATGCCGTGCAGCATGAAAATGGCCGTGTTGAAATTCTGGGAATGAAGCATCCTGCTACGGGTGAATGGGTCGGGAAAGCACCGGTACAGAACAAAGCTCCGGTGCAAGACAGTCCGGCTCCGGCACAAGCTCCGGTGCAAGAGCAAAATAAGGATATTAAATCCAACTCTCCGGAAAAACCGGATAGTTCAAAACCTGCTGCCACAAAACCAAAAGAAGTCATTCAGGACTTTGGTGAAAAAATTGGTGGTGCACGTAAAGACACTGCAGTAAAAACTGGTAAAAAACCTGTAGCAGAAAAACCTAAAGATGACCGTCCGACCTGGGCCAAACGTTTTGAGATTTCGGAAATTGCAGCATCATCCAATCCAGCTGAAGTCGGCAAGTGGACGATTTCAGATGCCAAAAATAAGGACTGGATGGGCAATAACCGTCGTCTTACCAATCAAATGTTTAACAGCCAGGAAGAAGCTGAGAAGTTTCTACCTGTGGCAGCGGTTGCTATGAAGCATCGTGTCACCACTGACACAAAAGATGGAAAAAAAGGCTACATCATTGTCCGAACCGTATCAGACCGTAAGCATGTGCAGGTTGTGCAGCAGTTGTTTGATACCCGTGATGCAGCAAATGAATACCTGGTACGTCATGCGCAGGAAATTTTAGAGACCAATACCACATTTGGTGAATTGGATCTGCCACGTCCTGAGAATACTCAACGTACCGGTGTGGCCCGCCGTGAAGGAGATGCCAAAGATTCTGATTTCAGTCGAGTCTTTGGATTCCGTGGGGTGGAATTTGGCAACTGGAACAACCAGGCAGAACGTCAGGAATTATTGAATGATGCATTTGATGGTCTGATGGATCTGGCTGAAGTCTTGAATATCCCACCAGAAGCTCTAAGTCTAAATGGAGAACTTGCACTGGCATTTGGTGCACGTGGTCAAGGACTGAGTAGTGCCAAAGCACATTATGAATCTAATCGTGTCGTGATCAATCTCACCAAAATGAACGGTGCCGGATCTCTGGCGCATGAATGGTGGCATGCATTCGATCATTACCTGTCACGCCAGGATGGTTCAGCCAGTTCAGCATGGATCCAGCATGAAGATGGCTCACGTAGCCTGAATGTAAAAGCGAATCCTGCGGATCGTTTTGCAAGTCATGGTTTTAAGGTAGTGAAGTCTGGTGTACGTGAAGATGTACGCAATAACTTTGAAAAGCTCATGGTGACCATGTTTAAAAAGTCACAGGCTTATATTGAAGATACCCAGGCAGCAGACGAGTTTGTTGCACGTTCACGTGATGAAGTTCAGGATAAACTAAATTCTATCCGTGAGAATCTGACCAAGCAGCTCGATCCGCAGTACTACAAACGATTTAATAAACCTGCCTCTGCAGATCAGCTGGCAGAGTTCGATACTGCAGCAGAGCTTATTATCACAGGCCAGTTGCTTGAGACTGAGGCGCGTAAGAACCCCAAAAGCCGTAGTACTTTTGGTGGGTACCGCCACACCAATGATGCGCTGGACAAGATCAATGAGATTTTTAAAGCCGTCCGTGGCCGATCAGGATTTAATGCAGACTTTAAGGGAGTACTGGACTATCTTCGCGGCAGCATGAGCCGCTATATGGGCCGGCTTAAACTACTTGCTGATGCACAGCAAAGCACAACCAAATACAAGTCAGTACCAACTGAATTTGCCATGAATGCCAAAGAACTGGATCAAGGCCGCGGTAGTGACTACTGGACGACTCCACATGAAATGTCGGCACGTGCATTCCAGGGTTATGTAGAAGATAAGATCGCTGCCAAGAATGCCCGTAGTCCTTTTCTGAATTATAGTCCTGAAAATGTGGGTATCCTCACGCCGTATGGGGTAAAACGTCCTTTCCCATCTGGTGAGGAACGTGTTGCAATCAATCAGGCTTTTGATGATCTGATCGGCGGGTTGCAGACGGAGAAGACTGATACCGGTACACGTCTTTATAGTCGTGCTCAAGATAATGTGCAGTCTGGCCAGACACCAGAACAAGTGCGTGAAGCTCTGGTGAAACGCTTCGGTGAAAAGACCGTTTCTAGCCTAGAGCGTCGTGGTTTGCTGGATATAGTCAGTACTGTAGATGAACCAGGTGTGGAAGGTTTTTATCAGAATGGCCGTGTGACTTTAGTTGCCAACAACCTGAACGAAACCAGCATTATCCCGACCTTCCTGCATGAGTTGGGTGGTCATGGTGGATTTCAAAACATCATGAGTGAAGAAAAATATGCCGACCTTATGGATATATTCAACGATATGGTTCAGCGTAAACATCCGCTTGCGCTTGAAGCAAAACGTCTTGCAGAGCGTGAAACTGATACCAAAACACAGCAGCTGGAATACCTACCTTATCTTTTAACCTTGGCTTCCACTCAGCAGGAAATGAATGCCCTGCAAAAAAGTGCAATCAAACGTTTTATTGATAAGGTCGTGAGTGCTGTGAAGGCATGGGCCTTTGATCGACTGGGTATCAATTTAAATCTGAATGAAAACGATATGGTGGCCTTGGCCAACCGCATGATCCAGCAGCAGATTGCCGAACCGACTTCAGTAGAAAATGTACGTGCTCAACTGCAGGGTACAGATCAGTGGATGAAAGCACCGAATGGCCAACCAACCAATCTGACTGAACAACAGTGGTTGCAGGTACGGACACCAGAATTTAAACAATGGTTTGGTGACTGGGAAAATAGCCCTGAGACTGCCTCTAAAGTGGTCGATGAGAATGGTGAGCCTCAGGTGGTTTACCACGGCACATCCTCTCAATTCACTCGCTTTAAACTCGGTGGTGGTTTACTGGGTCGTGGCGTGTATCTCACCGATCGTTATGAAGAAGCGCAAAATTATGCCGGCAGTCGTTCTCAAAACAGTGAAGGGACAGTGATGCCACTGTTTGCCAATATCCCAGAGATGTTTGATAGCAATTCCAAGACCACACGTGAGCAGATTGTTGGTGCTATGCAAGACGGTTTCAATGGAATTCGGCACCAGTTCAACAATATGGATTACCTGGTCGCATTTAACCCGGAACAGGTCAAATCAGCCGTTGGAAATACCGGACTCTTTAGCAGCCAGGATACCGATATTCGATTTAGCCGGCAGGCCAATGCTCAGCAGATTATTCAGAATCTGGTTAGCAATATGAATAAGCAGGGTCGTAATAAACTTAAAACCGAAGCAGGTTATAAGGCTACACATGCTTTGCAGTATGTATTAGGTGCACTGGGCCGTCGTCAGTTGACAGAGCTGTACCAAAAGCTATTGCCGCAGCTGAAACCGTATAACGACATGGTGGCAATGATGGATGCGGATCAGAACGAAGTGGCTGCATTGTCAGATGAACTAGCACGTCGTTGGGCTGACTTAAAAGATGAAAAAGAGTTGGCCAATGTGATGCACGATGCAACCTTGGCCAAGATCGATCCGGCCAAGCCATATCAACCAGGTGACAATATTGCAGAATATACCAAGCTGAAAAAACAGTTTGACGCACTGTCCGGGGATGCGAAAAAGGTTTATCGAGAAGCACGTGATGCCTATAAAAAGCATCACCGTGATGTGCGTCAGGCAATTCAGGATCGTATTCTGCGCTCAAGTATGAGTAATCAGAAAAAGACCGAATTACTGCAGCAGATGGATGCCAATTTCTTTGGTTATACGCAGGGCGTGTACTTCCCATTACAGCGTTTTGGTAAATATGTGGTAGTGGCGAAGAATAATAAAGGCGAAGTGCTGAGTGTTAGTCGTGCTGAAACCTTATCTGAAGCACATAAATTACGTGAAGTTTTATTGACAGAATACCCAGGCAGTAATGTGCTTGAACCAAAACTTGATAAAGAATTTAATGCGGCCCGAGATGGTGTAGGCCGTGGCTTTATGACTACTCTATTTAATGAGTTGGGCAGCCTAGGATTGAATGCACAACGTCAGACAGAGCTAGAAGATATTTTAGGGCAGTTATACCTAAAATCATTGCCGGATCTATCTTATGCAAAACACTCAATTCACCGTAAAGGTACCGCAGGTTTTAGCCAGGATGCTCGTCGTGCCTTTGCCCAGAATATGTTTCATGGTGGCAGTTACTTGGCCAAGCTGCGTTATAAAGATCAACTTGAGGAAATGCTGGATGGAATGCAAAAGCATGCTAATGATGAATTTAATGCTGGTAAAGGTTATGACCAGCGTGTAGCACAACAAGTCATCGGGGAGATGAATAAACGCCATGAGAAGATGATGCAGGCGAACTCACACCCATTATCGACAGCTTTAACCAGTTTAGGCTTCCTGTATTACTTGGGTTTGTCACCGGCATCGGCAGCAGTAAACACCTTGCAAACAGTCTTGGTGGCCTATCCTCAGATGGGTGCCAAGTGGGGATATGATAAGGCAGGGGCAGCATTGGCCAAAGCATCAGATGATTTCCGTAAAGGCGTGTCGATCAAAGGGATCAATCCAAAGAACTGGGAAAATGATATTGCCAAAATTCTGAAAGGCGATGAGCTCAAGGCTTATGAAGAAGCTGTGCGTCGTGGTGTGATCGATGTGACCATGGCACACGACTTGGCGGGTATTGCTCAAGGTGAAGATAGTGGTGTGATGTGGAAACTGCGTCCGATTATGCGGGTCGCAAGTACTCTATTTCATAATGCTGAACGCTTTAACCGTGAAGTGACATTCATTGCTGCGTACCGGCTGGCACGTGATAGTGGCTCAATGCACGATCAGGCTTTTGAGCAGGCAATGGACTCTACCTATAAGGGCCACTTCGATTATTCATCAGGGAACCGTCCACGAATCATGCAGGGCAATATTGCCAAGGTCATTTTACTGTTCAAACAGTTTGGCCAGAATATGATTTACACCTTGGCACGTACAGCTCACCAGTCGCTTAAAGGCGAAACTCCTGAAGCACGTCGTGAGGCACAGCGTGCATTGGCCGGCATTGTTGGAATGCATACTGTATTTGCCGGGGTAATGGGATTGCCGTTGGTTGGGCCGATTCTGGCCATGGCTTCAATGCTGGGAAGTGATGACGATGAACCATGGGATGCAGAAGCTGCTTTGCGTAATGCTCTTGCCGATGCACTGGGTACCAAGACTTCAGAAGTTCTCATGAAAGGTGCTTCACGATTTGGCCCAGCTGACTTGTCTGGCCGTGTTGGTATTAATAATTTGTTGCTACCAGATGTGCAGGATGGTCTGGAAGGCAAAGACTTTAGTGATGCCATGGTGATGAGTGGGTTAGGCCCAGTGGTAGGGATTCTAACCAATACCTTTAAAGGCCTAGCTGAAATAGGGCAAGGACACGGTATGCGAGGGGTGGAAACCATGTCACCGGTATTCTTGCGTTCTCCATTGAGATCTATTCGATATGCGACCGAAGGTGCCCAGGATAAAACCGGAGTCATGATTAAGGATGACGTGGGTATGTTCGGCCTTGCAGCACAGGCTATTGGTTTTAGCCCAAGTGAAGTACGCTTGGCCACCGAAGGACGTAGTGCAATTTATTCGCATACCAAGCGCCTGGATAAGCGTCGTACAGAATTAATGAATGATTATGTTCGTGCGGTTCAGCGTGATGATATGGATGGCCAAAAGGAAATTTGGGCAGAGATTCAGGCCTTCAACCAGAAGAACCCGTCACGCCGGATCAGCAGAGTTCAGGCGATGCAAAGTTTACGTCAGCGTGAAAAACGTGTGAAGCAAGCAGAGCATGGTATTTATCTGCCGAACAAGAAACGTGAGGATGCAGATATAGGGCGTTTTGCGATTGATGAGTAAAAGAAAAGCCCTCCAAGGGGCTTTTCTTTTAACTTTGATAAAGTCTAAATTCTATAAAGTCCAACTACCACCTTGTCCCATCTCATAAACGATGAGAATTAAGGCTACTATCATTAGAACGACAACAACGATTTCTGTTTTAGTTAGCATTTTCGGCGCTCCACTTTTCATCATTCATATGCATGTGATAAGTAAAGCAAACAATTTATAACATAAATATTACAAAAAAATTATTGGATGTTACAAAATTGAAGCCATTAAATAAAAAACCTCCCGGAGGAGGTTTGGTTTTAAGCATCCAAATATTTCTTAAACGCCGACTGCATCTCTTTGATGAATTGATTAGTATCTAGAAAGTAGTTTGGATAAGCTTTTTTAATCGCCTTCAAATCACCCACAGATACCAATACCACATCTACATCTGGATCACCTTTAACTTTCGCCTCAAGTGATGCATAAAAAGTCTTGGCTAGATCTTCTTGATTTTTGGAAAAAGGCATCACATCCACCTTCCAAGCATCTTCGTCTCTATATAGTCTTAAAATATGATACGCATACTTACTATTAGAAGTTGACTCAATGTGCTTAGCGGTAATTGCAATTCCCTTGAGTTTCTTGAAGATCTGTAGCTTTTCTTCAATTTCTTTTGCTTGATGCGCAATCTCATTTGGGGTAAGTTCTGCAAATTCCGGTAGCATCGGGGTTTGTTCTTTTATTGAAAAAAGTGCACTGCTCAACTTAAAAAAATGCTTATGATCTTCAGAGCCAAAACCAGACTTTATAGATGCTTTTTCAATTACCCCAAGAGTCTCAACAGCTGTTGCCCAAGAGTGCTGCAATTTAGTTCTTATTTGCAGCTCAATGCTTAGGCCATCCAACTCTGTATGGTCTCTACTTTTGTAGATAAATATCTGATGCAAGCTGCGATAACCATCTGGCTTTGGCTTTTGAATATAATCATCACAAGGGAGTTTTGGCTCATGGCTAAATCTCTTGTTTATGTGGATCAAGTCATTGTGTAGTCGATAAACATCTTGAATGCTAGGCAAAATCACCCTTAGCCCGCCAATATCTTGCATTCGAGCCAGGTTCATTCCGGGGTATCGCTTCAATTTAGAGACAATTGAGGGTAAGCGTTTGAGCCTCTGCGCTACTGTCGAATCTTTAAATTTTAACTCACCACATCTTCTTCTCAAGGTTTTTTGAAAAGTATCAATTGGGTATGTATGTAAAGAACGCCATGCTGTTAGCACTTTAAAGGCTTCTATCTTTTCAGCCTCACTTGCTTCTGAGCTGATTAAAGTATTGCCCGCTCGTCTTAAGACATTTGTACCCGGTACAATTATTTTTTCTGAGCCACTCATAACCAATACCTAGTATTTGATTTGGCTATGAGATTATCATATTTTTTAATTTGGTGTTTTTAATTTTTAATAAATTTATGTTTTTCATCGTAAATTTAAGGATATTTATTTTGTCTTAAGATATCTAAAACTAGAAAAGAAACCAACTCACGCTGATTTCTTACTCATCTTATGTAATCTTCATTTCGCCATTAACCCAGACTTCTTGATATTCATCTGAATCAATTTTTTTCTTCAATGTAATGGCTTTATCTTTTACATCCGACCAGTTCATGTTGTTGCGTGCCCAGTCCTTAATTTCATAATCATTATCTAAAAATAACGGGATGGTATCTTCACGCAGGCTTTCACCCAGATCGTCATTGAATTCATTCTTATAGTGTTCAGCACGATTACGGGCAATGACTTCAACCGGTACGGCGTAGGTCAGGCCATCTGGCATATCTAGAAAGATTTTTTTATCAAAAAGCGGTGTTTCGATGACTTCCACCACGTCATTTAGGCCATTTTGATATTCATTATGTTCATTTTCTTTTTCCCACTGGTCGCAGGCAGCATCTTCATTTTCAGCTTCGATAATTTGGCTTTTTTCTTCGTGGTGCAGAGTATCGCCTTCGTGATCCACAACACGTTCCATCCAGATCATTTTAAATTTCTTCATTTAATACACTCTATAAGTTCTGTACTTACAGGCTACTCACTGCTTTTACGTCATACTGTGCAATTTTTAAGCTAAATCCTCCTGTGTAGGGTTCGCGTAACTATCTGTGAAAAGTCAATGATGCATCAATAGATCAGAATTTGTATTGAGAGCGTTATGCAAGAGAACACCATCCCCTGGATCATCAAGATCGTACCCGCAGTTGTTGGTGCAATCTTGGCGCTGGTCCTAAGTGGTGACATTGATAAAGACGGAAAGATAGAAGTCTCACTGAATGTCATCGTCAAGTTTATGGCCAGTGTAACTGTCAGTTTATATGGTGGTTCGGCTTTCATTGAATACTTCGACTTACTCCACGTATCTACGATGTATCAAGGCGCAATCATGCTGTTCTTCGCAGTATTTGGCTTGCTTGGTATCGGCATCGTTTATCAGTCCGTCGCGTTACTGCAGGGGAAACCTATGTCCGAAGTACTGCATGAAGTTAAAGCGGCGTTCTTGGCAATTTGGGGGAATGGGAAGAAATGAGTATTGATCACACTGCTCAAATTGCCCAGGCTTATTCATGGCTCCGTGCAATGTCCGGTGGAAAATTATCTGTTGATCAGGTTATGGCAGGTGATGAAATTATCCAGTGCCATGGACTAAATACCTTTAGCCGATTAATTGGCTATACCTTACTGGCTGGTGTGACTGGCCAGTGGGATATTTCCGAAGCCGGGTATGACCTGATCCGTGAATTTGAAGGATTTAAGGATCATGCCTATCTGGATACGGGTGGTGTATGGACTATTGGTTACGGCACCATTAAATATCCAAATGGTACCCGTGTACGTCAGGGCGATAAATGTACGCGAGTTCAGGCAGAAATCTGGCTGAAAAATGATTGTAAATGGGTTGATGCCTGTCTGGATAAATACGTGAAGGCTAAAGTATCTCAAAACCAATTCAATGCAATGGCTTCCTTTGTCTACAACATTGGTGAAACGGCTTTCGCCAAGAGTACTTTCCTGACCTTGTTAAATCAGGGTAACAAGTCTGGTGCAGCAAGTCAGTTTGACCGTTGGGTATTCGACAATAGTAAACGTGTGCAAGGTTTGGTTAATCGCCGTGCCAAAGAAAAAGCACTGTTCCTTAAGGGGTAATCCAGCATGCTCGATATTTTTCTAGCCCAATTTTATAAAGCTGTGATTGTAGTACTGCTAGTCCTGCTTGCACTGGCAGTTGCCTTTGGTGCATGGAAGCACTTTGCACTTGAGCGTAGTGAGTCACAGCGCGAAGCCGATATTGCAAAAGCAATTAAACCTTATGTAGATGCGGAACATGAACAACGTAGCAGCGCTGACAAAGTGGGTGGTCAATATGAAGAACTTAAAGATCAAGATCGAGTACACACGGAAGTCATTAACAACAAAGTTGAGAAAATCACGGAACGCCCTGTTTATCGTAACGTGTGTCTTGATGCTGATGGCGTGTCAGCCCTCAACGAAGCCGGTCGCATGGAACCTACCAGCGAATCTGACCCAGGACTGTCCCGACCTCCCTGAGATTGAATTGGGTGATGGTGGATATGCACTTCAAGCTTGGGTAAAAGATCGGCGAATGTATGTTGAATGTGCTCAAGGAAAACGTGCTCTGAATCAAGCTGTTAAAAGGCCCTCAATTTGAGGGTTTTTTGTGGGGTAACTATGCCAAAAGATCAGGTAATTCGAGTAAATGTTAAGCCATCTTTGGGAGTTAGAGTTGTGCGGTGGCTGACCTGTTCGGGTGGTCAGACTTAAATGACAGGTTTAAATTTAAGGTTAGGGATGGGCGCATGCCATGTTCACAGCTACCAACAGTGAGTTACTCGAAACTTGCACAGCAGAATATCGAAGCATGCCAGAAAAAGCAGATGGACACGCATTTGATGCAAAGAGGTTGAGTGAAAGCTGGCCATAAATAAAAACCCTCGATTGAGGGTTTTTTTCGTATAACGATCATTATATTAAATGGAAAATCTAATAACCTCGCAATTGATGTAATTGTGATGAAAGCTCTTCATTCTTTTCAATAAAATTCATTAAATATTCTTCGGTTATTGGTTCTTGTTTTCCATCTTTATGTTTAGTTGCTAGCATCTGATTATCAGGATCATCAGTAATTCCTGGGGGTGCTGTAAATTGAAAGCTATGTACTATTCTATTTCTTATGTAAACAATATCATTGAAAAGGTTTGCAATACTATCATTCGAATTATTAGTGATAGTATTTCTAATATCATCTTTTAGTTGACCGGACATTTTGTCTATAAGTTCACCCCATTTATATTGTCCCGTCTGATCAATTCTTAAAATATTTTCGATGACAAAGCTATTATTTGAATTGAAAACACATATAGCTGAACCTAAAAGTGCTCTATAATTCTGTGAAGGTAAGGCTTGACGTGTGTAATCTTCATACATGTTATTTGGTTCCTGATATTAGTTTTTATCTTCTAAAATAATAGAATACAAAGTTAGTTACTAACAATATCTTATGAAAGTAATTTTTGCATACCAGAATATCGAAATAATGTAGAAAATAATAGATGGCCACGCAATTGATGTTTAGCCATTAAGTGGGGCATGACCGGAAAGAAAAAGCTCTCAAGTTAGGTCTAAACAGTCCATTTAATTACAATAAAAAATCATTTCACTGGTTGTGTAGGATGTGTGAATTGAAAGGTGGATTTATAGAGCCTTGTAATATTCATTTAATTCAACAAAGGTTGCCCGGTATCGATCTCTTAGACCTGCAGTTAATTCACGATATTTTTGGATAAACTCCTTATCTTGTGAGTTAGGTTTGTAAAACCTAAAGGTCGAATCATAGATATGAATGTATTGCTCTAGTTGATCAATAATAATATCAAATTGAGGTTTAAACTTTTTGTCATACTCTTTTTTTGGAATAAAGAAACCCAAATCAGATAATACAACTGAACTTTTATCTGCAATGACATTAAGCCTTTCTAAGTTATTATTAAATTTTTTATGGAGTAAACTTTTGTTAGGGTTAACTAAATACAGTATCGTAAATCTCTCTATATCGATAAGTTCAAATTCAAAGCCTTGTATATAATCAAAAGCTTTCATACATAATTGAGATTCAATATTCTTATTGTGTTGTTCACGCCAATCATTAAACAGGTATATAGCAACAAAACCAGCAAATAGAGTTCCGACCCCACTAAGGACTGATCCAAATGCAGAAATTTTATTAGTATCAGCACCGCCAAAAAACTCAACACTTACGTAAACAAGCATGCTTACCAAATATAAAATTACAACAAGGTAAACCCAAAACATTGCTGATTTTAACTTCATACTAATTTATTGTCCCTAAAATTGGAATCATTCTAGACCCAGCCTTTCGTGCTTTGCTCACAATTTCTACCAACTCATCATAAGTAAGATTGAATGAATCAGAACTATCGAAAACATAAACTACATTCTTATCTTTAAGTTTTTCGGGTTTTTCTGGAATAAAGCGGGTAGGGATCAACTTCTGAGTTAATTGCTCATCTGTTAAAGCTTTTGGTAAATTATTTGGATCAAATTTTTTAGTCTTCATTTTATTGCCCCCATTTATCAACTATGTCAGCCCAGTCTTGTAGCATCTTCCGGCGCTGACTAATGTATTTAGCATGATTGTATGATGCTCTTACTTTGTTCTGTTCGGCATGAGCAAGTTGCTTTTCAATCCAATCATCATCGAAATCAAGCTCATTTAAGATAGTACTTGCGGTTGCTCGAAAGTCGTGTGATGTCGAGTTTTTAAGCCCTATTTTTTTTAGAGCACTATTCAATGTAGCACTTCCGATTGTGGCTGCGCTACTGTATGCACTTGAAAATACATACTCTTTGTTGCCTGTTTCAGCATATTGAGACTTGAGTACATTGAACAGTTGATCAGACATGGGAACCAGGTGGATCCTATTCTTTTTCATTGTCCTTTCCTGAGAGTTACTTCGTGTTGAAATAGGAAAGGTAATAATTCTTTCTTCAAAATCGACATACTCCCACTTCATACGTCTAATCTCGATTGAGCGTAGCATTGTATAAGCTAAAGTGAGTAGGGCATTCTTAACTGTTGCTGTGCCATGATAATTATCAACTCCCTTTCTAAACTGGACTTGTTGCTCCTTGGAGAGTGGATGAGCGTGTTCAACATCTGGGCGACTAATAGCACCACGTACTGCATAAGTCGGATCATTCTCAGCTCTTAGAGTGGCGATCGCATATCGCATAACAGCACCAATAATTTTAATATTATTTGCTGCGGTAACTTCACCAGTCCCTCTAGCGCCTGTTGTCCGAACACGAGTGATCGTTGATCTTGCAATATATAGGACTTCTGCAGCAGTCACGTCAGCAACACTCTTGGCTCCAATTACTGGATAGATATCCGTATCAAGCGACCATTTTACTTTTCCAACATACGTTTCCGATCTGTTTTTTAAAATCTCGGTAATATATTCCTCAGCAACAGCTTTAAACGTATTTGCGTTTTTTACACTTTGTACGACTTTTTCTTCTCTGCGGGCTAAAGCAGGGTTTTTACCTTCACTGAGTAGAGCCTTCGCTTCATCACGATTCTTTCTTGCCTCTGCTAGACTTACCCGTGGATATTCACCTAAACTTAGCATTGAGGCCTTGTTTTCAAACCGGTATCGATAGCGCCACAGTTTTGTACCTGTTGGTCTAACTTCAATACAAAGCCCATTATGGTCAGCAATGCGATATGCTTTATCCCTTGGTTTAAGGCTCTTAATTTTGGTATCAGTGAGCAT